CTTAAAAAATTCTCCGGGGGTAAAATTTGTGGGATCATTCTGGGTAGAAAGTGATCGGAACTATACTATAACTAGAGAAAGGAGACAGTAAAGTATTATGGAACTAATGCATTATGGGATAAAAGGTATGCATTGGGGAGTTCGAAAAGACGATTCAAATGTACTTTTTGTCTCCGGTTCCTCTAAAACACAAACAAAAGGCTCTCCATATTATCGTAAGAGACTTCCTAAGGAGATAAAACGGAAGTTGAACGATAGTATGTGGGAGGGTCATAAGATAATTGTCGGTGATGCACCGGGAATAGACCGTCAAGTACAGAAGTATTTGAAAAGAAAAGGATATTCTAATGTTGAAATCTACGGTCCAGGTAAAAAAGTAAGATATTCTGCTAGTAAATTCTGGAAAACTAATCCAATTGATGTACCAGATGCGGAACCAATGTCTGAAAGATGGTTGGCTGGAAAAGATTTTGCAATGACCAATGCCGCTACAAGAGGATTAGCGGTTATATTGGATAATGGTGCAACGGCAACAAGAAATAATGTTCAAAGGTTAATAGACCAGAACAAAGAAGTTGATGTTTATATGTTAACAGAAGACAAACAGGATAGGTGGGTGTAGTATGAATGAAAGTATATTAGATAACATTAAAAAGCTTCTTGGTATAGACCCTACTTATCATGTCTTTGACCAAGATTTAATAATTCATATAAACTCTGTCTTTATGATTCTTAACCAATTAGGTGTGGGACCAGAAGATGGTTATAAAATTACAAGTTCTGATAATACTTGGTCTGAATTTACGAGTGATGAATTATCATTTGAATCTGTGAAGAGCTATATTTATTTAAAAGTAAGGCTTATGTTTGATCCGCCGCAAAATTCGGCTCATGCGCAATCCATACAATCGCAGATTAACGAATTCGAGTGGAGATTAAATGTAGCGGCAGAGAATATTTAATAAAAGGAGACGCAGGATGAGCAAGAAAAGTGATAAACCTAGACCGCTCCCTGCATTAGATCCAGAAGCAAGAGAAAATCAGTTAATTGCATTAGCTGATAGTCTTGCAGAGGAAAAATTAAGAGATGGGACGGCTAGTAATCAGCTTATAATCCATTATCTTAAGCTAGGTTCTACAAAAGAGCGCCTAGAAAAAGAAAAGTTGGAAAAAGAAAATGAGTTGCTGCGAGCGAAGACAGAAGCATTGGAATCTCAGAAAAGACAAGAGGCTCTTTATGCAGAAGCAATCGCAGCTATTACGAGATATTCTGGGCATTATGAGGACGAGTACGATGAAGAATAAATCATATTTGGAACTCATTGAATTTCCAACTTGGGAGGAAAGATTGGATTATTTATATCTTGGAGATAATAAAATCGGTGAAGCGACATTCGGAGGCCATAGGCATTTGAATCAAATGTTATATAATTCTCCAGAATGGAAAAAGATTCGTCGAGATATTATAATTCGAGATAATGGATGTGATATGGGTATAATGGATTATCCAATACCAAATAGGTCGAAAATTATTATACACCATATCAATCCTATAACAATTGATGATATTTTAGAGAATAATCCTAAAGTATTGGATATGAATAATTTGGTATCTGTATCGTTTAATACTCATCAATATATTCATTATGGGATTGAGTCTCATAGAAATGCAATTAAATTAAATGGAAACAGATCTCCAAATGATACAAAATTATGGTAGTTAATGGACATTAATGTCCTGTTAGGTTTTAAAGGTTTAACGTGCGTGATTTTCTTTTCATGTTATGGCTCCTTTCGTCGCGCATATTCCTGACAGGACTTTAATGTTCATTAGCTATGTTTGGAGGACTTATGTATAATGATTTATATTTAGCTCATCATGGTGTTAAAGGCCAGAAATGGGGCGTAAGACGTTATCAGAATTCTGATGGTTCTTTAACTTCTGAAGGAAAGAAACGTTATGGAAGATATGGTGAAAAATTAATTTCTAAAATAGAAAGCGAACATCGTAATTATAAAAGAGATCCTTCTAGAACATTAAGAGAAGAAAATATAGAATCCGTTAAAACGCTGGGTAAAAGATGGCTAGCCAGTGCTGGTATAGCATTTGGCGGAGGCTTTGCCGGCGGATTGGTCAGTAAATTAGGTTCAATGGAAGTAGGAACGGCCATAACACTTGGTTCTGCTTTGGTAAGCAGTGGGTATCAAGCAGTAAATATCGGAACATTTATAAATAGATCACTAAAGATGGCAAAAATAGCAAATGACTATGAAGTTCCGGATGCTGAAATTAGAACGACTTATCGGGAGGCCAGGAGAAGCTAAATAATAAAGGAGATCTCCATAATATGAGTAATATATATTTATCGCATGATGGCGTTAAAGGCATGAAATGGGGTGTTAGACGTTACCAAAATCCTGATGGGTCTTTAACAGAAGAAGGCAGAATTCGTTATGGGCAAAATAATACAAGATCACGTATAAGTTCAATACGCGAACAAAGTAGAGCTAATATACGTGTTATGCGTGCTGAAAATAAAGAACGAATTCGTTATGAAAAAGAAAAACAGAAATTAGATTTGAAATACCAGAAAGCTAAAAATCTTGAAAAAGAAAAACAGCGTGAAAAAAATATAAGAATAGAAAAACGCGAATTAGCTAAATTTAAAAAAGAACATCCACTTAGATATCAGCAGTTAAAAAAGTATTTAACAAAAGATGGCACATTAAATGACGCCGGAAGAGTTAGATTTTTTGGCAATGGTGAAAAAAAGACTCTTAATCGAATGAGTACAAAAGAGTTAAATGACGCAACATATCGTTTGATTGCTGAAGATAAATATAGAAATGCTGCGAAGTACGCCAATAAGCCTGGAATAGCTGCTAAAATAGCACAAACTTTTGTAAAAGCAGGTGCTAGTTTTGTTGCCGTTTATGGCGGTAGAAAAATGATAAATAAAGCAACTAAAGGTAAGATGTACAAGAATGAAGAAGAGACAATAAAAGCAGCGATATTATCTATGGGTGGAGTATTCCTGTCTAATTTGGGATTAAACAATATTAAAACCGGTAATCCATGGAATGATCACGAGCATAAAAACAAAAATAAGAAGAACAAAAATCATAATACTAATGATGGTAATAACCGTCAAAATAATGAATACGAAGATAGTAATGTTAACGGTAGAAGGACTAGATATTATACCGATAATGATGGTTTCAGACATTATTATAGCGGCGCAAGTCATAATGTCAAAGTTGGTCGTGGGGTGTTAAATCATTGTTTATTGAATGGGGAATATTGTATAATAAATGATAATTATTTATCTCACCACGGCGTTAAAGGTCAAAGGTGGGGCATAAGACATGATAGAGAAAAAGGAATTGGACGATTATTTAAACGTAAGAAAAATACAATTTCATCCAGTAATTTGCAAAATAAGAATCAGACATTAGATATTGCTGGATTACCTTGGTCTTTAGATAAGTATGGTCATTTTATAACATATGGGTTGGATGTAGATACTGCCATCCATAAAAAGGATATAAATGACCCTGAAACTAGACAAACATTAGATTCATTAGTTAAAAATTGGGACAAAGTTAAAACCGCATGTAATAATGCACATTCAAAATTTGCTTCTGAAGTGCCAGAAGATCTTGGAATTAGTAAAACAACATCAAGGCCTGATCGGTATGATATTCATAAAGATGTAGTTGTTGCTACATATTTTCATGATTATGGTGTTGTTTCAATAGAAGTAGATCCAAGTACACAAAAAGTTTATTATACTACATATGACGATTAAAGGAGGTCCCAAAACTATGAGCTACATAGTTTATAAAAGTGATGAATTATACCATTACGGTATTAAAGGTATGAAATGGGGCATAAGACATGATAATGGATGTGGTAAAGTATCAGTTGAATTAAATCCAAATACATTCAAACCATCATATGTCTATTTCGATGATTAAGGAGCCATAAATGTCACTGTCAAATACTGCGGTGCCTATATATTATGGTCAATTTCGAGATAAAGTTCTAAGGGGCGAAATCCCAGTTTGTCATGAAGTTGAAATGGAAATGAATCGCATCGATGATATGATAGCAGATCCTAGATATTATTATGACGATGAAGCTATTAAAGGTTTTGTAGATTTTTGTGAACATGAGTTAACATTAACTGATGGAGCTGATCTAGAACTCTTAGATTCTTTTAAACTTTGGGCCGAGCAGCTTTTTGGATGGTATTATTTTATAGAGAGAAAAATACCAGATCCACAAACTGGTAGATATGTAGCTAAATTAATTAAAAAGAGATTAGTTACAAAACAGTATTTGATAGTTGCAAGAGGTGCCGCTAAATCTATGTATTTAGCGTGCTTACAGGCATATTTCTTGACAGTAGATAAGACCACAACACATCAAATTACTACCGCCCCGACAATGAAGCAAGCTGAAGAGGTCCTCTCGCCGATTAGAACAGCCATTGCTAGAGCTAGAGGTCCTTGGTTTAAATTTCTTACCGAAGGCTCTATTCAGAATACCACAGGATCTAAATCAAATAGGCAAAAGTTATCTCCTACAAAGAAGGGTATTGAGAACTTCTTAACATCTTCTTTGTTGGAAATCAGACCAATGTCCATTGATAAATTGCAGGGTCTTAATAGTAGAATTAATACTGTTGACGAGTGGCTTTCTGGTGATATTCGAGAAGATGTTATCGGAGCTATTGAACAGGGTGCTTCTAAGAATAAAGATTATATTATAGTTGCTGTATCATCTGAAGGTACCGTTCGAAATGGACCTGGTGATACTATTAAGATGGAATTAATGTCCATTCTTAAGGGCGACTATTATAATCCGCATACTTCTATATGGTGGTATAAATTAGATGACCCAAAAGAAGTATCAGACCCAAGTACTTGGTTAAAAGCTAATCCAAATATCGGTCAAACAGTATCATATGAAACATATCAGCTTGATGTAGATAGAGCAGAAGCAGCACCAGCTAATAGAAATGATATTCTTGCAAAAAGATTCGGTATTCCTATGGAGGGTTATACATATTTCTTTACTTATGAAGAAACAATTCCTCATAATAAAAAGAATTATTGGCAAATGCCTTGTTCTTTAGGTGCGGATCTTTCTCAGGGTGACGACTTCTGTGCGTTTACATTTATGTTTCCTCTTGAAGATTGTTCTTTTGGTATAAAAACTAGAAGTTATATAACATCGTTAACTTTCTCTAAATTGCCATCAGCAACGAGAGCTAAGTATGAAGAATTTATCAAAGAAGGAACATTAATTGTTTTAGATGGAACAGTTCTTGATATGATGGAAGTATATGATGATCTTGATGCTCATATTCAAGAAATGGAGTATGATGTTAGATCATTTGGATATGATCCATATAATGCCAAGGAGTTTGTTGAGCGCTGGACTGCTGAAAATGGTCCTTTCGGAATTGAAAAAGTAATACAAGGCGCTAAAACGGAGTCATTACCGTTAGGAGAATTAAAGATATTGTCCGGAGAAGGAATGCTTAGATTCGACGAACAATTAATGAGTTTTGCTATGGGTAATTGTATTACCCTAGAAGATACTAATGGTAATAGAAAACTTTTAAAGAAAAGACATGAAGCAAAAATTGATAATGTAGCAGCCATGATGGATGCATACGTTGCATATAAATATAATAAGGAGGCTTTTGAATGAGCAATTTCTTAATGCATACAGGCCCAAATATGCCAGCTGGCGGGTACAAATCAAAAAATTATGATCCTAGAAAAGCTCATGAGTATTATGAGAAACATAAAAATTTAAGAGGCAGAAGACCGCCTCGTACTAGTGAGACAGAAACTAATGAGCGAGATAGAACGATCGCTGAAAGAGTCGAACGATCTAGTAGGCGATCTGATAATTCATCCGGAAGACCTAGATATGATGCTGCAGGTAATAAAAGAACCTCCGCAGTTAGTTTACCGGTAACATCTAAAGGTCAATTAACAAGAATTAAGCAGCCAGGTTCAAAAGGAAGACTTTCTAAAGAACTTTCCCCTGGGTCTAAAGGAACACTTCCAAAAGAATTATCTCCTGGTGTTAAAGATACGCCGAAAGGATCAAGAATTAGTAAAACCGGAAGGATTGACAAAGGCCGTAGATTAATGCCCACAACGTCTAATTCTCAAAACGAAAAGAAGAGAACAAGAATGGATATATCGCCGTATATAAATTTGCCCGGATGGGAGAATGAGGATATAAGGAGACTTAATGGCGGCCATCGCGAACACACATCAACCATGGATCAGATTACACATTTTGTTGATAACATAGTATTTTCAAGTCCGGTCCATACCATTGCACAATTATCAGATACTGCACATTCAATAGTACAATCTGGACAAAATTTTTATATTGACCATATTAGAGGTCATAGAGGAAGAGTCACAATCGAACATTATTAATGGAGATAAAATAAAATGAATTTCCTAGATAGATTATCACACGCGTGGAATGCATTTCAGAATAAAGATCCCACATCATATTTCGATGAACCTAGTTCATATTCTAGGCCCGATCGTCATAGATTACTGCCTGGAATAGATAATACAATAATCTCTTCTATATACACGAGAATAGCAATCGATGTTTCGGCTATAGACATTGAGCATGTTAAAGTTGACGAAAATGAAAATTTTGTAGAAAAAATAAAAGATTCATCTTTGAACTATATATTTTCTACTGAAGCCAACATTGATCAATCTTCTAGAGAATTTATTCGGGATGTCGTGTGGTCCATGTTCGATGAAGGGTGTGTAGCGTTAGTACCAGTTGATACTAATACAGTTCCTAAAACGCCAGGGGCCTTTGAAATAGATTCTATTCGAACTGGAAAGATTACGCAATGGTATCCAAAGAACATAGAAGTAGAAGTTTATAATGAAAAAACAGGGCAAAGAGAAAAAATCAAAATGCCCAAAAGAATGGTTGCTATTATAGAGAATCCATTATACCCAGTAATGAATGCACCTAATTCTACATTGAAACGATTGGTGCATAAAATGTCGTTACTGGATAGAGTGGACGAGCAATCGAGCTCTGGTAAATTGGATTTGATTATTCAGTTGCCATATATTATCAAGTCTGAAGCTAGAAAGAAACAGGCTGAAACGCGACGTAAGGAAATAGAAGATCAGTTAACAAATACAAAGTATGGTATAGCATATACAGATGGAACAGAAAAAGTCGTCCAACTTGGCCATCCCATAGAAAATAATTTGTTGACTCAGATCGAATATTTAACTAAGCAGCTATACAGTCAGTTAGGTCTTACGGAAGCAGTATTCAATGGTACGGCAGATGATAAGGAGATGTTGAATTACTATAATAGGACAATAGAACCTATAATATCCGCTATAACCGAAGAATGCCAACGAAAGTTTTTAACTAAGACCGCAAGAACGCAAAATCAGAGAATAACATTCTTTAGAGATCCTCTGAAGCTTGTTCCTATTACTGAACTTGCGGATCTTTCTAATAGCTTATCTAGAAATGAAATTCTCACTCCTAATGAGCTTAGGGGAAGTCTTGGTTTTAAGCCAGCAGATGACCCCAGAGCAGATCAGCTTGTTAATAGAAATATTAATACAGCTGATGGCGAGATGGGATATGAAGAGTACCCTATGGACTATGAGAGTTTTACCAATAGTCAGTATGGGCAGATGGAAAACATTGACGCCCAATTGAATGATATGGAAAATATGTATCATAGTTCACTATCACATACAGGTGCTAATGAACCTCCTGGAGGATACGCTTCTAAATACTACGATCCCGAAAAAGCTCATGAATATTATGAAAAAACAAAGAAGCTTAAGGGACGTAGATCGAATAAAGGTTTGAATGAAGAAGGCGCCGCGACCGCAGAATATATGCGAAAGCAAGTTGACGATCAGCATGCAGCAGAACTATCGAGATATACTGATGAAGCTAAACGTAAGATAGAACAAGTAGATACTGATTTAGAAACAACTCTTGAAAGTATATCTAATAATCTCACAAGTGCTTTGGAAGCAGCTAGGAATGCTACAGCTTCTAATATAGAAACTGCAAAGGCAAAACTACAAACAGTAATATCCAATTCATCAGATCGTATATCAAATCAAGTAGCTAAACTTAGAGAACAAATGGAAAAAGCACCAAGTGCAGCGGCCAGACGTGGATTTGAAAATCAGATAGAACAGCTCAGAGAAGCAAATGCTAGAAATAGGGATGCTTTGTCTGAACAATTTGCCGACGAATATGCTCAGGCGCAAATTAATTATAAATCTACGGCTGAACAGTTATCTACAAAGGCGACCGAAGATGTTACTAAAGCAAAAGAAAAGTCAACATCAGATAAGAAAGCTATAAATGAAAATTATCAGAAGATAGTCGCTGAATTAGAGGAGAAATACGGTCAAATAATGGTCGATGAAATGGATAAAATTCGAAATAACCCTGCATTCCAGGAAGAGAAAAAGTCATCCAGTTCATCAAGTACATCCTCATCTAAAAAGAAGATGGATGCGGGATATTATAACAACATTCAAGCTTATCTTAAGAAGAATAAAAGAAAATAAGGAGGAATTATGGCAAAATGGGATTTTAGTGGTTATGCCACTAGAAATGATCTTAAGTGCGGAGACGGACGTACAATTCGTAAAGATGCATTTAAGGACAATGATGGCCAGACAGTCCCGCTAGTTTGGCAGCATGTTCATGATAACCCAGATAATGTACTCGGTCATGCAGTTCTTGAAAACCGTCAGGATGGTGTATATTGTTATGGATATTTAAACCATACTCAGCGTGGTGAGGACATGCGGGAAATGATCGCTAATGGCGATGTATCTAAGTTATCAATATTTGCTAATCGATTGGTTCAGAAGGGCGGAGATGTCCTTCATGGGTCAATTAGAGAGGTAAGCCTCGTTTTAGCAGGTGCTAATCCTGGAGCATATATTGACAACGTTACTATTCAGCATTCTGATGGAAGTGAAGACATAATTGATGACGAAGCAATTATTTATTCTGATTCAGATATTGAGCACGGCGATATCGAAGACAATAATGATGAGTTAGATTCTGAAGAAAAAGATGCTGAATTAGAACATAAAGACAATGATAAGGAGGATACTGAAGTGGCAGAAAATAAGGCTACAGAAGGTGGAAAGACAATACAAGACGTTATAGATTCAATGTCTGAAGATCAGCTTAACGTTATGTATTATATGATTGGAGCAGCTCTTGAAGATCAGAGCGCAGAACACGATGATTTAGGAGATGAAGACATGAAGCAGAATGTATTTGATAAGACAACAGATGAGACAAATGAGCTTTCACACGATGATCTTAATGCTATCATCATGGAAGCAGCCGAAACGGGAGTAAGCAGCCTTAAGGATACTTTTATTTCTCATGGCATTACAAATATTGATTATCTTTTCCCTGAGGCACATCTTCTCGACAGAGAGCCCCAGATCATTAATGATGATCAGGCTTGGGTTTCTGCCGTAATGAATGGCGTTCATAAGAGCCCGTTCTCAAGGCTTAAGACAATGGCAGCCGATATCACAATTGAAGAGGCTAGAGCTCTTGGATATGTTAAGGGCACAAAGAAGAATGAGGAGCAGTTCGGATTACTCAAGAGAGAAGTAACCCCTCAGACAATCTATAAGCTCCAGCATTTTGATAGAGATGATATTCTTGATATCACAGACATTGATGTTGTTGCTTGGGTAAAGCGTGAGATGCAGATCAAGCTTAAGGAAGAGATTGCTAGAGCTATCCTCATCGGTGATGGTAGAGCAAACTCCGATCCTCATAAGATTAAGGAAGAGAAGGTTATTCCTATTTATAAGGATGTATCTCCTCTTATCGGTTACGATTCTCAGATCGGTGGACATAATATTTCTTCCGCAACATTTGCATTCCGTAAGACAATTGAGTATTCCTCAACCGATAAGGTTGCTGATAAGGCAGAAATGCTTATTGATGAGTGCGTAAGAGCTCGTATTGATTATAAGGGTTCTGGCTCACCTACGATGTATATTGGTCCTTCTCAGCTTGCTGAAATGCTCCTTATCAAGGATTCTATGGGCAGAAGAATTTATGAGTCTGAGGCTCAGCTTGCTACAGCTATGAGAGTAAGCAAGTTTGTTGAGGTTCCTGCATTCGACAACATCACAAGAGTTGAGGATGAGGGCGAAGAGACAGAGAGAGAGTTCAAGCTTGCTGGTATTGTCGTTAACCTTTCTGACTATACAATCGGTATGGATAAGGGCGGCGAGACAACAATGTTCGATGACTTCGATATCAACTACAATAAGTATACATACCTCTTGGAGACAAGACTTTCTGGTATGCTTACAAAGCCGTTCTCTGCTATCATTCTCGAGTTCGCACCTGCAACTTCTGAGGGCTGATAGGAGAAAATCAAAATGGGTAAGTATTACGGCAATGTAGGTTATAGAGAAACTGTTGAAACGGAGCCTGGCGTTTGGGTTGATGAAATAATTGATTATCCTTATTATGGAGATGTAATTAAAAATTATTTCCGTAGTGCTTTTAGTGAACACGTGACGACTATAAAAACGCCAGAATGTTCAAACTCTATAAGCATTGTCGCTGATCCTTACGCTTATGAACATTTTCATAATATTGTATATGCCGAATATATGGGTGCTAAATGGGTAGTAACCAATGTGGATGCTACCCAGTACCCTAGGCTTATATTATCTCTAGGAGGAATATATAATGGCGAATACCCGATTGACTCTTCATCAGACTCTGATTGATATTTTGGGTACTAATCATGTTTATTATAATCCCCCAGAGTCACAAAAGATGGAATTTCCATGTATAGTTTATAATCGAACAAGTATTAATGATACTAAAGCTGATAATCTTAAATATATAGACTATACAACTTATAAAATAACTGTTCTTTCTAAAAAGCCAGATCATCCGGCTATAAAGAAAATCTTAGAATTACCAATGACAAGATTCACTTCGCAATATGTAAAGAATAGTTTTTATCACGATGTAATAATATTAATACAGAAGGAGAAACAATAAAATGGCAAAGTTACTTTGGGATCAGTCCGGAGAGAGAACTTACGAGACTGGTGTAGATCATGGTATATTATTTGTTCAGAATGCCGGCGAATATGGTGAGGGTATTGCTTGGAATGGCTTGACCGCAGTTACGGAGTCACCTTCAGGTGCTGAGGCTTCAGCTATTTATGCTGATAACATCAAGTACCTCAATCTGTATTCCGCTGAGGAATTTGGTTGCACAATCGAGGCTTATACATATCCCGATGAGTTCGGTGTATGTGATGGTTCTGCAGACATTGCTACTGGTGTAAGCATTGGACAGCAGGAAAGAAAGTCTTTCGGTTTTGCTTATAGAACAAGAATCGGTAATGATCAGGATGGTGATTCTTATGGCGAGAAGATCCATCTTATTTATGGTTGCCGTGCATCAACAACTCAGAAGGGTTATTCAACAGTTAATGATTCCCCTGAGGCTATTAATTTCTCATGGGAAGTTACAACAACTCCTATTACAGTTGAAGGATTTAGGCCTACAGCTAATGTAATTATCGATTCTACAAAGACTGATAAGACAAAGTATAATCAGCTCCTCGCTATTCTTGAGGGTACTGATGATACTTATACGAAGACAGCTTCTCAGCCTGCTAATTGGGAAACCAACTATACAGATTATTATACAAAGAGCGGTAATACATATACACCCGTTCCTGAGGGTTCTGAGGCACCTACATGGGTTGCCGATACCTATTACTCAAAGACAGCAACTGGAGCAGCTTCTAGACTGCCTCTTCCTGATGAGATCATCGACCTTATGAGCGAAGGCTGATTGATTTTTTAGGGGTATTCAGTTCGGCTGGCCCCTTTTATATTTTATTTATAAAGGAGACATAACAAGATGTTTAAGAAGACAATAACATATACAGATTATAATGGACAGGATAGAACAGAGGATTTTTACTTTAATTTTACTGAAGCAGAGTTAGCAGAACTTCAGGTTAGTGTTGAAGGTGGATACGCTGAGATGATTCAGAAAATGGCCGAGTCCAAGGATGTTTCATCACTTATTTCGGTTCTTAAAAATTTAATAGCAAAAACATACGGAATTAAATCAGATGACGGTAGAAGATTCATTAAGAAGCCCGAATTAACAGAAGAATTTATACAGACACCAGCTTATAGTGCACTCTATATGGAACTAGCTACTGATGAAAAGAAAGCAGCGGAATTTATTAATAGAGTAATTCCGGCATCACTTTCTGCTAAGGTAGAAAAAGCTAAAGTTGAAAATATAGCGGCGAATAACACCGCGAACACATAATGTTGGAAATAACTGTCAACGCCAGGGAAGGTTTTGATGATAGAACTCAAGAATTTATAAACATCAAAAAAACAACATTGCAATTAGAACATTCATTAATATCAATATCTAAGTGGGAATCAAAATGGCATAAACCATTTTTACAACATTCAAAAGATTTAACTACAGAAGAAATTATAGATTATATAAAATGTATGACGGTATCTCCGGGTAATGTTGATAATTATGTATATTATTTCTTATCGGAAGAAGATGTTAAAAAAATAATTGATTATATACAGAACCCAATGACGGCGACGTGGATTAGTGATAAAGATACAAAGAGGGCTCCTTCCAAAGATATAATAACATCAGAACTTATTTATTATTGGATGGTCGCATTACAGATCCCATTTGAATGTCAGAAATGGCATTTAAATAGATTGTTAATGTTAATAAGAGTATGTAATGAGAAGAATCAAGAGGCTAATCCAAAATATAATAAATTAGGCAAGAGAGAATTAATGAGCAGAAATGCAGCATTAAATGCTCAAAGAAAAGCAAAGCTTCATTCGAAAGGATAAAGTAAAATGGAAGAAGATAAGAAATTTGAAACTTTACCAATCATAGATAAAGAAGAATTCGACGATGATGAGTTTCCAGATGAGGTTTGTAATAAGATTGCAGATCTTTCAGTAAAGGAGGTAAGGGATGAGTAATAGTCCTTTAGTTAGTTATACAAAGCTTAGTCCTTGCAAGAATTCTCCTAGAAACCACAAGATAGATACAATTACCATTCATTGTATGGCCGGTAATATGACAGTTGAATCTTGTGGAGCATTGTTTTCTAAGTATTCTAGACAGACTAGCTCTAATTATGGAATTGGTTCTGATGGAAGAATTGCACTTTATGTAAATGAGTCTGATAGATCTTGGTGCACATCAAGTAGATCTAATGATAACAGAGCGATTACTATTGAAGTTGCTAATGATGGCGGAGCCGAGACAGGTTGGCATGTATCTGATAAGGCATATGAGTCTCTTATCAATCTTCTTGTCGACATTTGTAAGAGAAATAACATTCCTGAATTAAGATGGAAGGCCGATAAGAATCTTATTGGTCAGGTTGATAAGCAGAACATGACAGTTCATAGATGGTTTGCGGCTAAGGCTTGCCCTGGTGATTACCTTTATAATGCTCACTATGCAATTGCCGCTGAGGTTAATAAGAGGCTTACTGGTGGATCGACCGAATCCAAACCGGTAAATCAAAATGCCACAATTCCTGAGCCTTTTAAGCCGATAAAAGTTAAGGTATCGATATCGAATCTTAATATTCGTAAGGGCCCTGGAAAGAACTTTGACAGAACAGGTAAGTTTACGGGCAAGGGCATATTTACCATAACCGATATTGTCGATGGTTGGGGTAAGCTTAAGTCTGGAGCCGGATGGATCTGCATGGATTTTGCAGAGAAAATTTGATATTTAGAGGAGGCGTCTATGATTAGAATAACTAGCCGAGGGGATTATAGAAAAACTATAAATTACTTAAAGCATATAGATTCTAACACAGACGTCCTCTCAGTTTTAGAAAAGTATGGTGAAATAGGAGTCGAGCGATTATCGGAAGCAACTCCTATAGAATCTGGTATAACTGCTCAATCCTGGGAGTATGGAGTTGAGAAAGTTAAAAATGGTTATAAGATAAATTATTATAATACTAATAACCATGAAGGTTATCATATTGTAGTGTTATTACGATATGGACATGTCACTGTTGATGGTAGATGGATTGAAGGCAATGATTTTGTTACCCCAGTAATAGATCAATTATGTGACGAATTAAAAACTGAATTGTAAAGGAGGTAGGTATGCATAACTCGGATGATAAAATAGTATCAATATCATTTGATAATAGACAATTTTTAGATGATGTATCGACAACTATACAAGCATTACAGCGTTTAAATGATGCTACCTCTGGTAAAAATTTAAGTTCTCGCGGAATAACAGATTTAACAAATTCATTTAATAATCTCGGTAATTCAGCTTCAACCAACATATCAAATATACAAAATGGATTAAATGATACATCAGCATTTAATACATTAAATGAAAGTGTTCAGTCAAGTGCTAATGAGTTTAGCGCATTAGAAATTGTTGCAGTTGGCGCTTTGATGGAGATTGGTTCGCTGGCAGTCGATGTTGGTAAAAGAGCCATTAGTGCAATGACCGAAGGTATTAGGGATGGTTGGAGCGAGTATAATCTTCTGATAGACTCCACTCAAACTATATTAACTAATACTAAAAAATTTGGTTCAGATATAGACGATGTAACAGATTCACTTGATCATTTGAATGAATATGCAGATTTGACCATATACAATTTCGCTCAAATGAGTAGAAATATGGGATATTTTACAACCCAAGGACTTGATCTAAGTACCGCAGAAGAAACTGTAACGGGTATGTCAAATTTAGCTGCATTATTCGGAGCCAATAACGAAAATCTGCAACGAGCTATGTATCAAACATCACAGGCATATTCTTCTGGTTTGATAAGAAAAATGGACTGGAAGTCCTTGATAAATGCTCAAATGGCAGGAGAGCTGTTACAAGATGAGTTGATAAGAGTAGCAGCATTAATGTCAGGAAGAAGCTACGAAGATATGCGGAATTATATTGACACCTTGGGTGGTTTTTATGATTCATTAGATTATAAATGGCTTACTACTGATATTTTTACAGAAGCAATGCGCAGATTCGCCGGAATGACTCGCGAAGAAGCTGCTGCTATAAGAGACCTTAATGATAACCCTTTACCTGAAGAAGAAATAGATAGAATTGTTCAGCTGGGCGAAGATGGATTAGAAGCGGCACAAAAAGTAAGAACACTCCATCAAATGATAGAAGCCGTTAAAGAATCCATTGGTTCTGGATGGGCCCAAACGTTTAGATTAATAATTGGTGATCTAGAACAAGCTAAAGAATTTTGGTCTCCAATCAATGAGGCATTAACAAGTGTTATCAATGGCATAGGTACTTATAGAAATGATACTGTTAGATCGTGGTCATTAATATATAGGCAGTTGATGGTAGAAGATTTGCAAACTGCGATGGATTCTTTAAAAGAAGTTTTGGAAGCCGTCGGCAGAGGATTTGCAAAAGCTTTTGGAACACCACGAGATATTGCTAGAAAAATAGGCTTAATTACAGAAGCTATAGGCGATTTAACTTATACTCTTCGTCTTGATGAAGATGAATTACAAGATGTTACTGATTTAGTAGCAGGATTAGTATCTCCGTTCACATTAATATTGGATGTAATCGTTGAATTGTCCAGAGCATTTTTTAATGCCGGCGATGCTATGAACGAGTTTGACACAAGAACAAATTCGTTAGTTGATAATATAAGACCAATAAGAAAAGCAATATTAGATGTTTTAGGTCTAATAGGTAGAATTATAAGCAATGTAGTAAATATTATACGACAAAGCGGATTAATTCAAAGAACTATTAGAATTGTTGGGCGTTCAATACGCGGTCTAGCTCAAATTGTATATAATACACTTGGGTTAGCCATTATAGCTATACAAAGTATATGGGAAAAGTATAATATAACTGATAAATTAGTAGATTTCTATAACATATTTATTAATTATATTATATCATTAAAAGACCCATTATTGGAAGTAGCTGGCGTATTTAAAATATGGTTTGATAGTTTATCAGAGGCATTAATTGCTTTAGATTTTACTCCTTTACAAGATATAAAACTGATTTTAGAAGGATTAAAAGAGATATTTATCGCTTTGGTAGATCCGACAATATCTGTATCTAAAGCTATAAATAAATTTAAAGCCGCTGTAAAACAAACTAGTATATATCGAGCTATTTTATTAATTAAAGATGCTTTATTAGATTTATTTAGTGTTCTAAGAGATACTCAATTCGGAAGAGCATTAGCTTTAATCGGCGATCAAACATTAGGTTTGAGAGATAAATTATTTATAGTAGTCGATGGTATACAAAGCATATTTGAAAAATTTAAAACATATATTTCTAAAACAAGAATACCAGAATACTTTGAAATTTTTAAGGATAAGATACTGGATTTATATAATTCTTTTAGAAATACAAAAATTGGAAAGTTCATAATAGATATAGCCAATTCTATAAAGAACGCGATAACCACATTACGAAATAATTTAGAAGGAACTGCTGTAGGTGACACAATAACCAATTTTGTAACAACTATACAAAATACTTTTGCTACCGAAGGCGAAATAAAAGAGCCTAATGTTTTTACTTTAATAAAAGATACTATAACTAAAGTAAAAGATGTTCTTGATGATGTTAAAAATCTAAGTCTGGAACCGATAGAAAAAACAATGGATTCAATTCGTTCGGTTGTTGATAAAACTAAAGAAGTTTTATACAATGTAATACCTGAAGAATTGATAACTAAAGGAAGCGAAGGCGGTGAAAAATTTGTAGCCGTAGTAAAATCAGCGTTTCAGTTAGTAGATGATATTACCTCTGTAGCATTAGGTCATGAACAATTAGAATCAAAAGTTAAGGCTGTTTCTGATAGATTATCATTTTTTGCATCGTCTGATAGAGAGGCCGATGTAAGTAAAATAGAAAAGATAAAAGATATAACTGACCTAATACTACAGGCATTAAGAACATTAGTTGTTAATTTTGCTGCTTTTGCCGTGTTAATGGTTGCACTAAACAATTCAATAACTTTAAAAGCAGTTGCAAAAGCTATAGAAGGATTTAGTGAAGCATTTGGTCAATGGGCTAAATCTAAAAAATACAAAGCAATTAGTGAGATATTTAAATCCATATTTGCATTAACATTAGCAGTTGTTCTCGGTGTATATTTATTATCAACTATAGATGATCCGGAACGTGTAGCTACAACTTTAAGAAATTTGACCGGTTCTATAGTTTTGATATTAGGTGTATGTATACTTGGTATAACACTTATAATGCTTTCAGTTAATCGATTTGTGGCAGTTACAAATCCGATAGCTGGATTAAAGGGAGCCGGAGAATTAGCGACCATTATGGTTTCGATTGCTAATTTCTTGAGCAAAATAATGTGGTTCGTTGTTCAAATAGCACTTGTCGCTAGAGTAGTTGCTAATATGACTGAGCAACAACAAGAAACATTTTTTAAAGTTGTTAAAGTATTAACCGGAACATTTACGTATTTGGCTGCAGCGGTTGCCGTAATAACCGGACTTATATTCTTCTTCTCAAAGGGTCTTGATGAAATTGACTCGACTGCTAAATTACTTAATACTGTTGTCGGAATAAGGACAACTACAATCGAAGCGGCAGCTGATGCCATGGCAACAATTGTAAAGGCTATATCGGGATTAATGCTAGCATTTGCTGTAACCGCTGCTATATTAATGCTAACGGCTCCAGATTTAAGCACATTAATAACTACCGGTGTTATATTAGGAGCCTTTCTTGCAGGCATTGGCGTAATATTAGGATTTATAAGTGCCTGGTCAGTAGGTTTCAATGAAGCTAGAATAGTCGCTTTAGATGCATTCTGTAATACGTTAAAAACATTCTCAGTTTTCTTATTGGCTTTAGGTGCATCATTAGCATTAATAATAGGATCTGTTAGCGTATTATCGGCCGTTCTACATGGAATGACTGGTGGTCAAATAGCAGCTATAGCCCTAATAATAGGGGTTATAATGGCTGGGGTATTATTAATAATATCTCAAATGTATAGCATAACTGTTGCTTATGCACATAATACGGCTAACACAACTGATTTATTAATCATAGCTGGTGCCTTAATGATGGTAACTACTTGTATGGTTGCTATTATGAAGGCTCTTAGCCTATTGGCAGCTTTTATGTATATAGAAGGATATACAAAAAAGATATTAGCAACCATGGGCATTATGTCTATTACACTATTGGCGATTGGTGGTATATTATTTGGCATTGCTGCGTTATCAAAACGATTCGGTATATTACCAGAAAACCTTTTACTAATAGCCGCATCATTAATGATGGTTACCAGCACTTTATTTATGATAAGCTCCGCATTAATAGCTGTAAGTGCCATACCACTTAATAAATTAATACCAGCAGCAACTACTGTTGGTACATTATTTGCTATATTATCTGGCGTGATGTTAGCATTCGGAGCATTAGCATTTATAAATCCAGCAATTGGCGGAACCGTTGGTGTTGTATTACTATTAGTAGCCACTGCATTAGTAATGGTGTCCACGGGTATAATGCAATTGGGTGCTGCTATGGCTTTTGGTGCCCATGGTGTCAAAACATTTGCTGAGGCATTAGCTATATTACAAAACATTGATGGGTCAAAGATATTAGATAATATAACTAATATTTTTAAAGCTATCCCGGCATTTTTTGGAACAATATTGGCCAATTTTGCTGTTATAAAAGCGGTTATATTCGAAACCATCATAACGATTGGACAAGGAATATCAGAAGTAATAAGTATGATATTCGGAACAATAACACAATTAATCTCTCAATATTTAGCTCAGGGAATGTTGATATTTATCGAAACATTTGATCGAATATTCCCTGTTTTATTACTTTCCGTACATAATAATCTTGTGTTGTTTAAAGATTTTATGGTTGCTGAATGTAGTGAAGGCGGAACATTACGAGAATTAATAGTAAACCTTGGTGATTTCTTAGTTTGGGCCGCAGGATATTTATCTACATTTGCTGTTGATATCGTAGCGGCCGTGATAGATGGATTAGTAACAGCATTAAGCCATACCTATGTTGTACAAAAATTGTCACAGACGATAGCTGGAGCTATAATCAATCTTAGATATAGAATATGGCAGATGTGGGGTATAGCAAGCTGGAGTGATTTCGGAAGCTTGATTGGTAATGCTATTGTTACTGGTTTTATGAATGCTGTATCTGCTGTTCAATCGTGGTATTCTCGTTTTATGGGTGATATTGCTACCGGATTGGCTACAGCAGCTGAGGGATTAGGCGACGAAGAAGGAGCTGCAATACACCGTAATGTTGCTGAACAATATTACGCAGAAGCAGATGAATATCAACAAGCAATAGGTGATAATAATACTAATTTAGTAAATTTTGTTTCCGATCTAACCGAAGAAAATAGAGCAGCCATGGAAGCTGAAATGGCTGGTTGGGAATCTGTTGTCGCTGAATCCGAAGAATCTTATAATAGATTAAGAAGTTCTTATAATGAAGGCGCTTCTGATACAGTTTCTAATAATCAATATGATCCATCACAATACTACGCCGATCAAGCCAGAGGCGATTCCGAATGGAATAATGTTTGGAGAAGAAACGGAAGTGAATCAGCAAGTTTATTTAATGATGGATTCATGGATAAAGCTTCTGAATTTTTATCAGGAAATCAATCATTAACAGATGTATTAGGTCTTGGTTCTATAGGGGATAGTTTCTCATCTATGGGCGAAAACACTGGCGGAGGATTTTTTGATAGATTATCTGAAGCTGGTAATGTAGATTTATCTGGTCTTTCTGAGGACGTTACGAATATAAGTAATGCTAAACCTGACGAATCTTGGGGTACTACAATTGATAAAGTACAAGAAACAGATTTCTCAGGTCTTACGGAATCATTGCAAAATGCAGGAAAATTACCAGATGATATGAGCAACCCGGTTATAGCTCCAACGGTAGATACGAGTGGAGTTGAAAGTGGGTTTGGAAGAATAGCTGATCTATGGACTCAACATAATTTTGATGAGTTTGCAATTGATACTAATTCATCTATGTTAGTTAGAGAAAAGACGAACGGCGATGCTGCCACAGACGCTAAGGTTAGCTATAATTATACACAATATAACTATTCTCCTAAGGAATTGTCGCCTATCCAGGTTTACAGAGATACCAAAAACCTTATAAGAGGTAGTGGTAACTTTACACTGTCATAAACACAAGAAAGGAACACATAGATATGATTTATTCGGTAAATGTACTTAACCCGTCTAATGACGAGCTTATTTTGGAATTAACAAATCCAGAAAAGAGTGGTATACAGGTTCGTCATATTGATGGAATCGGTCCTACAAAATCGAACATCAATATCTATGATGTTCCTTCTATTGATGGTGGACTGTTTAATAGTGCCAGGACTCAGGCTAGACAGATAGTTCTGAAGCTTGGCTTTGAATGGCTTAAGTTGGGTGATCACACTACTCCTCTCATTGAAGATGCTCGTCACCTTTCTTATAAATTCTTTCCTCTAAAGAGAAAAATTAGGCTCGAGTTCATTACGGACTACAGGACTTTATATATCGATGGATATGTAGAGTCCAACGAGCCTGATATTTTCTCTAAAGATGAAACAACAACCGTATCAGTTATGTGTCCGGATCCGAATTTCTACGCTTCGGACACACAATACGGTTTAATAAATTACCCAAATCAAAATAAGTTTGAATTTCCTTTCTCAAATGAAAGCTTAGATAGGAATCTCATTGAATTCTCAACTACTAATGGCACCAGCGGATGTTCTATAGATTACGAAGGTGATAACACAACAGGTGTAACCTTAGAATTATATTTCGATCAGGATTATCCTGCTGGACAGAACATTAGTGTATCCTTTATAAATAACATTGAGTCAACAATAATCGACATCAATCCTTCTAGAATCATCAAGACGACTTATCATGATATTTTAAAAGGCGATAGGTTAATAATTAATGGTAAACCGGGTAATAAAGGGGTTATATATAAGAGAAGGCACTATGAGTTTAATACTTTTAGTGCTATAACTTTGCGAGACAAGTGGCCGGTTCTTGAATCTGGAGAAAACCATGTTGTATTAAATGCTGGAACAGCTTCTAAATCAATTAAAGGTAGGGTAATTTACAATACTTTATACGATGGAGTGTGATATTTATGCGCATTATTGCTAGAGATGTTAATATGGTAGCGATGAATGAAATAGATGTGTATACTTCATTTATTTGGACCGATAGATACTCTACAAATGGAGACTTTGAGCTACGAGTCCCTTGTACAGAGAATAATTATAACTTATTTAATAATACTTTTTATATAACTATTGACGAATCAGATAGAGTTATGGTTGTCGAATCTCGTAACATAAAAACTGAGGTTGACAAATCGGATGAGTATATTATTAAAGGTAGATCGGCTGAGACTTTATTAGATAGACGAATAATTATGGGTTCTATGACATTTGGAACCTCTCCTTACGATGAACAGATGAACGATACAGCATCTCAAAGTTATGCTGTTGGTGATTATATAACATGGTATGGAGAAATATTCAGAGTTATAAAGGTTATACAGTCCGGTGATACATTTATAGTATATGATTCAGGAAAAGGTAATTTACCCATTGCTAATCTTATCCATGCTGATGATGAAGAAGGAATGCTTACAGAACCTATCGAGAACATAGTTTCAACACTTCTTAATACAACCGTAATTAATCCTACAGATCCGATGCGTAGATTTACTAATCCCACTTGGCGTTACCAATGGTCAAATGATCAGCGAATTAAAGAAATCAAAATGGCTGCATCTTTCGCCAATACAAATTTATACGATGCTTTATCGTCTCTTTTGGTTGGTGCTGGATTAGGCTGTAAAGTTGTCTATAACGAGGACACACATACTTTGGATTTCTCATTATTAATTGGAACTGATCATTCTGTATCTCAGTCTGAGAATTTAGTAGTTAATTTTAAGAATGTATTAGATAATCTTGTTTCCACGGATCGCGTTACGGATGATTCTGGTTACAAAACATGTGCATTTGTAGTGGGCGCAATTGACGATAAGAAAACACGTACTACTTATGTAGCTGATGAATTTGGAAGGGTTTCAGAAGTAGAATACCCAAATCCAAACTATTGTACAACTTGGTGTCAACAAGTAAGTCTCAGTGGTACTGGTATGTCATATCAGAGAAGAGAAGTTATTGTTGACGCTAGTGATATTGATAGGTATCAAACACTCAATACTTCTGGTGGAATGAGCGGTACGGATGTTGCTGTTAGTGAAAGTGATTACCGTGCTATGTTAAAAACTAGAGGTAGAAATGAGTTGATGGGGATGTATTCAACATTTAACATGGATGCTGAAATACTTCCAAATATATTTTATAAGTATCTTGTGGATTATGGATTAGGTGACACTATATCCATACAGGATCGGTTTGGTAATACTGTAAACGCTGAGATTACTGAATTAATTTACTCAGTTGATTCCAGTGGCTATAAGGCTTACCCGACATTAGAAACACTTGGTTCCGTTGACGGTATGGACGAGTTAGTATCAATATTTGTCAATAATCCTATTTATGTAGATAATGAGGGTTGTTGTATCATACCTGATATTAGAGAGCCATTACAAAATTTAAGAGAAAAGACTTATATTGCATACTATGTTAAAGACATAATCGATTATCTTTTGGACGATCATTTAATTAGCGTAGTATCAGTTGGTTCGGTTGATAGTTATAGGATTGTAGTTCCTGAGGTTAATGATATGGATCGGGTTATATTTGGCGCTGATATAGGCGAGATTTACAATAATGCTAGTGCATATTCTAGTTTAAGTACTCGAGCCATACAATTTGTACAATTCTTTATGACTCATCAATTTGTACCTAACTTTGAAGATATTATTATACCGTCATTTGACGAGTTAGCATCTTCTATACAGTAAGAAAGGAGAAAATCAAAATGGCGGTCACAAGTGGATTTTTTAATTCAAATAGTGGTGACAGAGTATATAATGCCGAAGATTTTGGACGAATATTTGAAGGATTCTTTACTGATGGAATTCTAAATAATCAAAGAGATGATAAATTTGTAGTCAGAAAGACTACAGGATTGAAATTAACAGTTGGTACTGGATTCGGTTGGTTCAAGAGAACATGGATTCGTAATGATGAGCTGTTAGAATTAGAAGCAAGTCCTAACGGAACAAACAGTACAAGAATTGATACTGTGGTTATTAGGGCTGACCTTACAGATGAAGTAAGAGCTAATACCATTTATATTAAGAAGGGAACGGCAAATAGACCTAGCTTAATTAACACGGGTTCAGTTCAGGAGTATCCGTTAGCCGATATTACAATTCCTGCTGGTGGTACATCTATCAATACAGTTACTGATAGAAGAAGTGAGATTTATTCAACTTGTCCTTTAATTGTTAAACCTTATTATCCGGTTGGAGCTATTTATATTTCAGTTAATAATACTGAACCCGATATATTGTTTGGTGGAACATGGGAAAGAATTAGCGGTAGATTCCTTATTGGAGCTGATAGTGATAGCGATGGAGGTCAGACTGGTGGATCTTGGTATCACACATTTACAATTAATGATATCCCTGCTCATAACCACCATATAAATTTCACAACCGGGTCTTCTACTGCTAATATTATACTTAGAAGAGAGAATGATGGTGAGCTTTCGACAGTTATGGGTTGGGCTCAGCAGACAGCTGGATTACCATCAAAAGATGTAAGTAACTACTTACCAGCATCTTGGAACTTCAGAACGAGTTACAACGGTACGGAAAATATTGATGGAACTATTGTTCATGCTAATTCTCTTTATGCTACAACACAAGTGGGACTCTATCAGGATTCTCATGCCCATGCAGTATATGGTGACACTGATTCGACTGGTAGTAGCGCCGTTTCAAAAGAGATTCGTCCGCCTTTCTTAAAGGTATATATGTGGAAACGTGTAAGTTAATGGGAGGAAATCAAAATGGCTAATAAAGTAACGTCATTTCAGGTTCAAAACAAGGATTATCATGTTGACCCTGATTTGACTTTTGACGGATTTCCGACAGAAGGTAGTAGTAACCCTGTTACTTCTAATGGTATATTTGTAGCTTTACAGGGTGCTGTAATTGGCGATAATATTTCGTACGGACGAACCACAGGATCTCCCGTAGGATATTGTTCGATTTCTTATGGTAAAAATAATATTGCATCTTCTGATTACTGTATAGTTTTTGGTAGTTATAATACGGGCATTGGATCTCTTTCTATAATGGCTGGAAATGGTAATACCACATACGGACATAGTAACGCGGTTTTTGGAACATCTAACACCGTTAATGGTTATTATTCTTCTGCTTTTGGCGATGGTAATGTTATCGGTCATACACTAAAAGATAGCACAATTAATATTTCTCGTGCTGAAAATAATATTTATATTGGATATATTAATTTAAGTACAAAAAAAGTATATTCCGATGAAACAATGCAAACCCCAGTCAATATACCACTTGAGAATCGATATACTTGCTATGTATTGGACTTAACAAATAATACTAATCAACATATTGGTGATGTATATGAATATTATAGGAATGGCAGTAGTTATACATTAACACCAATAATAAATAATGCTGTTCGTTTAACAAATATATGTGATAGTATAGGATATATTTACTGTGGTCCGGCATATTACAAAACATCAGATGGAAGTTTATATTCTGACGCAGGGCAAACTACAAAAATAACACCCGTAAAATATAGAGATGGTTTTATAAGTTTATATTTTGATGTTAATAGCCATGAATTTGTATCTGGTATTGGTGTAATTGGCTTGCGTTATCGAGGTCCTGATTGGGCTAAAGTTAAAGTATATAAAGCCGGTTATGTTAGTGAGGATAGAAATCAAGGACGATTTGTTGGCCGATACGCTTATGTAAGTAAAAGTAACAATCAATATAGAGTTTATACGTCTCCTGATTTTGAAGAATCTACCGAAATTACCAATGATTTGTATGATGGTGAGGTTGTTGTGGATTATGGCGGAGATAATGAGTTTCAGTATTTCTTTGATTCTTCGCATAATTATCTTGGTGCTGTTAATTCTAGCTGGGCTTATAGCGGTCAATATACTCCAACCAAAACTAATTGCACTATGATTCTCGGCACTGCAAATACATATTTTGGTGCTAGTAGTGGTCCTGGAGGTTTAATTTCTGGTAACGCTAATAATGTAGGAGGTACATGGCAGGGTGCTGCTATTTTTGGTGTTACTTGTAGTATATATTCTCCTGGAAATAGTAGAGGAAATTTAATAACCGGGTATAGCAACAGACTTTATAGTGGGACTAGCGTTGACGGAATTTTTATATGTGGAACATATAATAGTGTACATACCTCTTTTATGTTAGGTGGCGCTGGCGGAAATGCAGCTAACGTCGGAACTTTTGTTTCAGGTCAACAAAACACAATCACTGGTTATACATCATATATTAATACAATATGCGGAAGTTCCAATACTGTTATGCATTGTGATACGACTAGTATTATTGGTAGTGATAATTATGCACGTCATACACAACACAATTTAATAAATGGATGGTATAATAACCTTGGCGATCTGGCTGGGGGTCAATTTACAAAGATTGATGTTTTAACTCAAAATTCGTCCGGCATATATGAGGCACGAGGTGTATCATATGACGCTTCGACGGGGTTATATACTTATCCTACTGATACTATATTTATGATGAATCAATGGCAGCCTAACGGTTATCATTGTCAGCCATCATTTGTTGGTTATTATGTTTCGACTGATACACATAACTTAACTCCGTTCTCGCCGATTATTAAACGTACGTACTGTTCTATAACGGGATCTTACAATAATTATTTTAGAAAGATTTCGACAATAGCAGATACTAATGATAATTCTCAATACTGTTATATTCTTGGTGCATATAACAGCATTTACGCTCGTAATATGACTGCCATTGGTGCTATCGGTTATAATCTTAAGGTCAATTATCCTAATGATAATGCTCCTGATGGTGCTATATTCTTAGGTGCTTATAACTCCATGGGCGAGACTACTAACGCTCAGGTCGTTATTGGCATTGGTACTAGCGAGAGTGAAAGATCTAATGGTTTTGTTGTATACAAGAACGGCATAACTGCAGCTCCCGCTTGTCCGAATACAGTTAGTGCAGCCTCAAGTGCTGCAGCAGCTGATGGCATTGACGCTGGTAAGGTTCTTGTAAGTTATGCTATGCTTCAGGATTACACATCTCCTGGAGGAGGCGGAAGCTCAAGACCTACAGTTACAGTGCTTAATTTGGAGGCGGCTAATTGGTCTAATGAAGAGCTTACAGAATCTCTCCCTAACATCACAGAAAATAGTATTGTAATTATTCAACCTAGTGGTAATCCTCATGCGTTCTATACGGATGAGATATATTTGAAATCACAGGGTGAAGGTGAAGTAACATTCGGTTGTTCGGTTGTTCCTTCAGTTGATATTACAGTAAAGGTGGTGTATTGGGTATGATTTTTAATGGAGATGGAGCTTTAAGTCTCGCTGAACTTTGGGCTCTTATTACTTCTGGATGCGCATTTATCATATCTTTAAGCGCTGCTTTTAAGATTGTGGTAGATACCATTAAGAGATTAAGAGCTCCTGAAAAGTCTCAAGATGAACGTATAACAAAGATTGAGGTCCGTATGGATGAATTCGAAGGATATTTCTTAAATGATAAGAAAAGGATTGATGCTCTTGAGTCGGGGGATCGAGTGACCCAGAGGGCTATATTGGCTCTTCTGGGTCATGCCATTGATGGAAATAACCAAGAGCAATTGGAGACAGCTAGAAACAACTTAAATGAATATTTAATTAATAGGTAATTATATTTTGGTACTCGTAAGGCTTTTACTACACCGTCTTGATCCAACGAAATGTAGTACATATGCAACTCCTGAAAATTAGTCCATCCATCACTCACGAGTTAAATAAGCCCTAAAATGCCTGGGCGATGCCAAAACTTGCATACTTAGTCCAACGGCAGAGACACCGGACTTAAAATCCGTAAAGTATCGGTTCAAATCCGATAGTATGCACCATATTCCAAAATGTTGAAAGGAGAAAATCAAAATGGAAGACAAAATTAATTGGAAGAGAAAGCTCTCAAGCAGAAAGTTCTGGATGGCTGTAGCCGCACTCATTGCTGCTCTTTACATTTTCGTTACGCACGATGAGGATACAGCTGTACAGATCTCATCTTTGGTTATGTTGACAGGTTCCGTAGTAGCTTATATTGTAGCTGAGGGATGGACTGACGCTAATAGTTTCCCTAGTACAATAGAGCTTGATCAGTCTATTGATATTCCGGACGATGAAGAGGAAGAGTAATGTGGCAATTTGTTAATCCAAACCCGGCTTATAATTTTGTAGGTGATTGCGTGGTTCGAGCTTTAAGTATAGCTTTGGACAGCGATTGGGATACTATATTTTTAGGTTTAGCTGCTTATGGATTTGACATAAAAGACATGCCGTCTGGTAATGCCATTTGGAGCGCATATTTACGAGATAAAGGATTCAAAAGGTATATTATTCCTAATGAATGCCCTAATTGTTATACGCTTAAAGATTTTTGTGAAGATCATCCAAATGGTATATTTGTAATTGGCACTGGTACCCATGCGGTCGCAGTAATTGATGGTGATTACTATGACTCATGGGACAGTGGCAATGTAATACCAATTTATTATTTTACAAAGGAGTAATTTATGGCAACACCTTATAATTATAATCCATGGGCGTATAACCCTCAAAATCCATATGGAGTTCAGCAGCAAATGGCTCAACAGAATACAGGAATAACATTTGCATTTATTGATGGTGGAGAAAACGGAGCTAAGTCTTTCCCAGTACAACCTGGAACGACAGCGATTCTTTTCGATCGAGTAGATCCTATATTTTTCTTCAAGACCGTTGACCTTAGTGGTATGCCAGCTCCTTTAAGAAAGTGTACATATACTGAAGAAACTCCAACACCGCCTTCTAATCCTGATTCAGTTACTAAGAAGGATCTTGAAGATCTTTACGGACGAATTATGGCTGAAATTAATAAACCAAAAAATCAAAATGGCGGATATGTAAAGAAGCATGAACCTAAGGAGGGTTAATTATGGCCGGATCTATATATGAACAAATTCCTCAGCAAAGTAATCCTTTGGCTTTACTAATGCAAATCAAGCAGAATCCTGCTTCTGTATTAGCTGCAAAGGGGCTTAACATTCCACAAAACCTTAATGATCCTAATGATATTTTACAGTATTTGCTTAATACCCGTCAAGTATCTCAGCAACAGGTTAATAATGTTATGGGCATGATGAATAATCCTCAAATAATGAGTATGTTTAGGAGGTAAGCATGGCATATTTTAGAAGTGTTAAAGAGTCTGGTGGCGGAGATACTGGGCCTATATTTTCTTCTACTATTTTATATGAATCAACCACTGATGCCAGTACTTTAGAGTTATCCGACGATTATCATAATTATGATTTGATTAAAGTTACTTTGTATAGTACTGATAACACTTATAATGAATATATATTTTCGCCGGAAGAATTTGATGAGCTTTGTAATAATTTAAAAGTATATATGGGACTTTTTCCGCATTATCCATCTAATAGTTCTAGGGGGTATTGTATAACCCCGACGGATGGAACTACACTTACTCGTAGGTGGTATAGAAATTGTTTAATTTCTAAAATAGAAGGACTTGATTGCACGAATAAAACAATAACAAAAACAATATTACATTCTGGTAGTACCAATAGTAATATAGTATTAGAAGAAAATATTAACAATTATGAGTTTGTATCTGTCATTTCCGGTAGCGGTAATTTAGATGAAGTAGGACCGTTTTTAGTTAAACCCAACGTAAATGAATTAATATCAACAACTAGTTTTGTAGGCCATGGTTATAATAATACCAATGGTCCAATGTGGGCAAGTAATGATGGTATAAATTTTGCTCATTATGGCTCTGGATCATTGTATGTATTAACAGGTTATAAATTCACTTAATCATATTTCAGAAAAGAGGTAACCTATGAAGATAATCCGAGGAACAACTCCAACGATAACAATAAATGTAAAATCAGATATAGACTTAACTAAGGTTGCCGAGAGCTGGGTTTATATTTCTCAGAATAAACGAGTTGCTGTTGATAAGAAAATTGAAGATGTAACCATTGATGCTAATGCACATACTATGAAAGTTACTCTTACCCAGGATGATACTCTAGGGCTTAAAGAGGGTAGTGCATATTTTCAGATTCGTCTTTTAATGACAAATGGAACAGCTTTGGCTTGTATAGCTAAGTCTATATCTATTATAGAAGTTTACAAGGGAGGTGTTATAAGTGAATGAGCCCCCTGTTGACTTCAATTCCAACGGAGTTATTAATGCTGATTATGGTATCGATCAGTCTCTTGATATTTCCTTTGTCGAGGATTTACCATTAGATGTATCTTTTGGTTCTGTTTATGCTGTTGGTGGGGATTGTAAAGTATTGTATGCGTCCACAGCAACATGGAATAGTAAACCAAAAACTCTTTCTAAAGAAGGATACATTTATATTTATTCAGATTATAGAGATGGAAAACCCGCTATTAAGATCGGTGATGGTAAAGCATATTTAATTGATTTACCGTTTACTGATGATGAGATTGTTGAGCATATTAATGATACTGTCATTCATATTACTCAAGAAGAAAGAAATTTTTGGAACGATAAAGTTAGGTGTTATATAGATCCTAATAATGAAAATAGATTGATATTTACAACAGAGTAAAGGAGGCTTAAATATGCCTAATTTAAAGCAAATTACAACCCCTAATGGTACAACATATGATCTTAGAGATAGTCGTGTTGACAATCTTGAAGGTTTTACAAAGTACCTTGGTAAGACAACTACTGCATTGTCCGATGGCTCAACAACTAATCCCATTACTATTAATGGTGAAAGTGTTACAGCGGTATCCGGAGATATTGCTCTTTATGGTAACGGTGAATTTATATTTGATGGTACAGCTTGGGCAGCTTTTGGTGATCTCGGTGCGCTTGGGACTCTCGCTTATAAGGATGGTGTCGATGTATCGGCATCTGATATTACAGTCAAGACTGCCGGCGCAACAACACCTATTACAGGCGTTACGAATGCAGGCTCTATGCCGACATTTACCGTTCAGAATGAAAATCTCATTATATCCGCAGGCGCAGTACCTACTCTTGCTTCCGCCGTTAATGTAAAGACTGGCGATGCAGAGTATCAGGCAAGTAAACCTATTGTAACATATACTCCATAAGTGAGGTGGCAGTATGCCTGATATTAGTAAGATAACAACGCCTGACGGCACATCTTGGGACGTTAAAGACCTTAAAGCCCGTGGGGTAGAATTAACACAGGCAGAGTACGACGCTTTAGAACAGGCTGGCGAGGTTTTATCTGACGTTGATTATCACATAACGGACGGTAATAATCCAAATGTAGCTACTGCTTCTCAAGTAATGTATGATAATTCCGATAGTGGATTGGAAGCTACTAAGGTTCAAGGAGCTATTGATGAAGTTGCTGGCGTATTGGGAGCTATTGGTACAGTTTCAAGTGCGAATTGGATAGCATCAACATCAACCGCAGGTAATACTCAATTAACTGATTATTTATCATTAATAAAAGGTACATATTTAGTTATTGTTGCTTACCCAGTTCTTGGTAATAATGATATGTTTATTTCAAGCATAGATGGTGCGAATATATCAAAATGGGGCGCATCATTTATAAATATGCAATCACAACAAAGCGCCGTTAATATTGTTAGAGCAAATGCTGATACTCAAATTAGAATTTTATCTATGCAGTCATTTTCTCAAAGTTTTTCATATTTAGATAGAGGTGGCTTATTTGCTATCAGGCTTGTATAGGAGATAAATAATGGGATATATAATAAGAAATGGAATAAAATACTTTGGAGATAATGCAGTAGAACTTACACAAGCTCAATATGATGCTTTACCATCAAGTAAACTAACTGACGGCGTTGACTACTATATTACTGATGCACAAGCAGGTACTCCTTTAGCTACTGAAATAGCTATGAGCACGAGTGATAATACGAGTGTGGCGAGTGCGATGGAGTATTACAAAGACGGCGATACAGTTGATTATAAATATGACTATTTTAATGGGCATATACAAGGAGCGTCGGAAATATATTGCTTTATTCCATTAAGAAAGAAAACAACAGGATTAACCCCTACAATTACAGGAGAAATAACAATTTACGGAGTAGGGGGCATTCTTCGTTCTGATATGGAAATTTCTACTGATGCAACTGTTACATATTATCCTTGCGACGCAGGACTGCTCGTCATTCTTACACTGAACACTCCTTTAACAAATCCCGCTTTTTTTACTCCCGTGACAATATATGCAACAGGTCGCAATGATAATAATATAATCACATTTTCGGCAGACTAACAGGAGACCATCATATGTCAAAAATAATAAGAAATGGAATAGAATATGGCGGTACAGCTACTACTGCTAACCAAGTACAATATAGCCCTACGGAAACTGTAGCGGATAAGATAGATGAAATTGATGGAAAGACAGGCTCGGACATTCCCGTTTCTTCTTCTGATAGTACGAGTGTTGCGGAGGCGATTGAGATTGAAGATATAACTAATGCTTTTCTATCTTCAATCGAATCGGGATATACATTGACTTCGGGGAAGATATACAAGCAGGGGAAGAGAATCTTCGGAAATATAGTCATTAACAGCACTTCGGATTTACCCTCAACATCGGGGAAAGTTGGAGATATTGCCATAACGTATCGACCTGCGGCGGAAGTTAATTCTTTTTGTGGGGTGTCTCAAACTCAATGGAATATCAATGCCGTTGGCTATGCCTATTTTGGTGCAAGCTTGGCAGTCGCCTCGGGAAATTCGGGCATGAAGTTCGCCAAGATTAACTTTGAATATTGCACAAATTAAGGAGGCTAACATGGCAAAAGCAATAATAAATAGTAGAGAGATTTAACATAAGACCGACACAGACAACAGCAACTATCGTTGTGCATAAATACATTAGCGGTTATGTGAACTAACGGAAATCTAAAATAAAATCGCCCTCACAACATGGAACAATTCAAATTTATAACTATATGCTATATCTAGTAGTAGATTAATAAACCTCTACTTTTTCAGGCTCTTTATGTAGTAAAACTAAAAGAGTCACCACTAACATCAAAAATTAAAGGAGCCAAAACAGTTTTTGATGTCTAAATACTTATTCTTATTAGTTATATTTAAAGCGCGCTACGAAAAGAATTAAGTATTAGATAAATATTTTTATAAAGGAGGTCATATATAATATGACTGAAGAAAACGGTAACGGAATGGTTATGCCCGTATCCCCTATGTATGGAGGAAATGGCTGTAACGGTTTTGGCTTCGGTGGAGATTGGGGATGGATTATCTTGATTCTTCTTCTCGCTGGTAATGGTGGCTGGGGTAATGGCTTTGGAGGCGGAAATGGTTCTGTTCTTCCTTATATGCTCAACTCTCAGACAGATAATTCAATCTCTAGAGGATTCGATAACGCCGCTATTACAGCTCAGTTATCTGCTATCCAGTCCGCACTTAATTCCAATGCCATGGCTTATCAGCAGGGATTCAACGCCATGCAGGCTCAGTTCGCTAATTGCTGCTGCGAAAACAGACTCGCTACAGCTAACTTAGGCGCTGATATTGCTAGAGAGGCTTGTGCTGATCGTGCAGCTGTATCCGATGGCGCCCGTGATATTATTGCCAATCAGAATGCCGGTATTCAGAGAATCCTTGATCAGATGTGTAATGACAAGATCGACGCTAAGAATGAGCGTATTGCTGATCTTGAGAGACAGCTTACAATGGCTAATCTCGCTGCTTCACAGGGCACACAGACCGCTACTATCCTTGCTAATAATGAGGCTCAGACTGCAGCTCTCGAGCAGTATTTAGCACCCGTACCTCGTCCTGCTTATATTGTTCAGAACCCTAATTGCTGCCAGCAGAATTATGGCTGTGGTTGTGGTTGCGGAAGCTTCTGATAAGGCAGGTGATATTTCATGGCAGAATATTTAACAAGGGATGTTTTAGAGAATGTACCTCTTAATACACCAATCCCTTTTTTAGATTCCATCCGTTGCCCTAATGGTTATGTTGTTCATCAGGCTGGTTCTGGGATTTTTACTCTCCGTGGAATTGTTAATAATCCGTGTGCTTCTTTTGCTAGATATGAGATAGAGTTCACGGGCAATATTGCTATTCCTGAAGGAGGTGCCGTAACGCCCATCGCGACTGCTATAACAGTAGCTGGTGAGGCTCAGCAGGGAAGTAGATCCATATTTACTCCGGCTGCTGTAGATACTTACGGTAATGTAACCAGTCGTACAATAATTGATGTTCCTCGTGGATGCTGCTTTACAGTCACTGTAGAATATGTAAGTGGCGTTACGGACGGAACAACAGTACCTACACCTACTATTGATGTCTTAGACGGTAGCCTGACTATTGATAGGATTGCGTGAGAAAGGAGATTTGTACGATGAGCAATGTCTTATATACCATTGAAGATAAAGTTTGCGATGAACTTAAGATATTAGGAAAGAAGCAAGAATGGTCTTCAAGTGACATCGAGTTAGCCTATAAGCTTATGGATATTTACAAGGATGCCCTTACGTCCGAAGCTATGAAGGAAGAACTTTATTCTAATAATTCTATGGATAATCGTATGAGAAGTATGAATAACTATAGATCTTATGACGATGATTATAGCTACCGTAGAGGGCGCGACTCTATGGGAAGATATACTTCAAGAGATGACGGTTATTCCGGTCATGATACCTCCATGGTCGAGAAGCTCAGAACAATGATGAGAGATGCTACAAGTGAGAAGGAGCGTAGCAACTATCAGAGTTTGATTGATCATCTCGAAAGATAATTTAGTTTGATAGGTACCTCGTGGAGTTTTCTACGAGGTATCCTATTTATATTTTTACAGGAAGGAGCAAAATTATGGATAGTGATATGATTAAAGGCCTGAATAAGGCGATTGATGCTGCTACAGGCAAGACAGGAACAGAGTACGAATATTTAAATAATACTCCTGTCACTAAGAAATTAGATGAGCTCACCGAGGCCATTGCAGCTGGTGGAGGCGGAGGAGGTGGTCAGATTAATGTTCAGTCTGACTGGAATGAGACTGACCCATCTTCTGATGCTTATATTAAGAACAAGCCGACTATACCGGAAGGTTATACGATTCTGGAAGGGACTTTACGGACGGGTGAAACAACCGTAACCATCAGTAATGCTGCTATTAAAGCGAACTCTATCATTGATATTTTTGCTGAGGGCGGTTTATCTTATACAAATGCCACGTCAACTGTTGGTAGTGTAACCATAACATATCCTGCTCAAGAAACTGATGTAGGTATTAGAGTTGTATTACTTTGATATTTAAAGGCTGTGTACAAAACATGGCCTTTATTTTTTCGCGTGGGAAACACCTCCTATAATAGACCAGAAATGGTACTATTATATTTAAAACGGAGGACAGAAAAATGAAGAAGATTATAATTATGATAATGGTAGCAATAATGCTTATTACAGGATGTTCAACGGAAACACGCAGAGAGGAATCTCGTGAAGACGAGACAAGAAGAATCTTAACGTCATATATTGGCGTTGAGGACGTAGAAGAAGGAACTGAATTTGAATTTATAGACAGGGAGTCCGCGGAGGATTTCATGTATTACTGGCTTGATTATGGCCAGACAGTTAGTGGTATAATTTACCACACAGATACAAATCACTACTATGTAACAATAGCAGAAGAGGAGAGATTCGACGAGGTATGTCGAGCTACACTGAATAGCTATGGCGGTTATGGATTAGTCGCCAGTGAAGGGTATTGGGAAGAACTGAATTATAATAACAAAGTAAATCAGTGGTAATTTCTAAGGGACTGTTGTGAAACAGCCCTTTTATTTTTTCGCAGCAAAAACACACTTCTTAATAGAGGCGAAAGCCAAATAATTATATTTTAAGGAGGTAAAAATGGAAAAACTCATAATTGAGTTAGAAAAATTAAAATGCAAAATGTTAGAGGTATTAATGAAAGCGTTAATGACTATAATAGTCATCGCAACATTAATGATATTCGATATCGATTTAACTACAATATTAATTGTAGGATCGATATGTGCCACAATAATAGTCGTGGCAAAAATCATTTTCGGAGGTAAAGCAAAATGAAAATTTTATTAATTATCTTAGCAGTAATATTTTTACTACCTATGGTAGTTGAATTATTATCTTGGTTATTGTTGGGTTCTTTAATGAATCCAATAATAATGATCACTATTATTATTTGTATTACCGTTGCGGTAATTACAAAAAACATTTTCGGAGGTAAAGCAAAATGACAAATTTTACTTTACAATTAATCGATATAATCTCAGAATTGGGATTATTAATGATTATAACCATTATATTTAGCCTATTTGTATTGTATCAAATAGGTATAAATAAATTGGCTGACCTTATTTGCGACAAGGTCATGGCTAAAATAGAGCGATCAAATCACTCTAAGAAATAATAATAAGGGACTGTTGTGAAACAGCCCTTTTATTTTTTCGCGGGGGAAACATTCCTTATAATAGAAGAATTATATTCTAAAAGGAGGAAATTAAAAATGAAACTTAATAAAAAAGTAATAAAGTGCCTGATTTTGGCACAAGCCGGATCTGATGCTGGAAAGCATCTAGATATAACAGAGTACCCGGAATGGGTACAGAACGTATTAGCCAAATACAATGGCTATTATATTAAGGATCGTATGATCCTAAAGGCACTCCAAGAGTGCTCAAGAACAAGAACTGGGTTTTATTACTCAGTTCAAAAAGATAATTGTATGGATCCTGATGATCCATTCAACACGGTCGTTTACTTTAAATATAAGGTAAACGGAGAAAGACGACAGATATCATTCCATACTGGAATGGATTTGGACTGGCTCAACAAGCCGGAGAAGAGGACTCGTTGGTCTAAGAACTACGAGTCAAGAAGCGATGCCTATGAATTAATAGGCATGATGCTCATTTAGAGCATATTGACCTTTTTATGCTTTACGGGTCTATAAAGAAGGAAAGCAGGTTACCCCTGATTTAAGGGGCGCGTGTTAGTTTCGCATTGTAAAACTAAGTATTTAACCGCTTTAGGTTAACCCCTAAGGTTCTGGGTGAACGAACTAGAATATACGACTGAAACACGTCGTATATTTTTCGCGTAGGAAACATGTTTCTTAATGAAGGTAGTGGGTATACAAAAAGACCCTAACATAGAAGGGAATCAAAGTAATAATAAAAACCTGCTACCTATTTTTTTCGCGCCAAAAACACCTTCTCTAATAGAGGGTTATCAACTATATTACAGCCCTCAGGAGGTAAATTATGACATTTTTAGGAATTAGTATGATAATTTCAGCTGCAATTATTGCGGCAACATTTATATATCTGTTTAAGGCAGGTATAAAACTATATAAAGAGATTTTAAATGATCTCTTTAAAAACAATGACAGCCGGGATGAAGATCCTGGCGAACCAACAAACGAATCCGTCAAATTTGGCGGGTTTTAATATCAAGTGGCTGAGCGACCACATTAAAAACCGCTCTTTTATTTTTTCGCAGCAAAAACATGTGCCTTAATGAACGTGTATAAGCACGTTAAATTTATATTTTTAGGAGGAAACAAAAATGACAGTTTTAACATTTACATTAGGTATGATAACAGGTTTCATTAGTTCTGTAATCTGTTATTTTATTTGGGTTCAAAATGAGGCCAAAAAATATACTGAAAAAGAATTAAAAAATGGGGTCTCGAGAGGACTTAAAATTTTAAATATTAAACCAAAAGGAAAAAAATAATAAATAAAATTCGCGTGGAAAACACGCGGCTTAATGAACGGGATATGTAGAAATACATGTCCCGTATTAATTTTCTTGGAGGTACAAAAAATGACATTGGTAGAGGCTATTCAGCATTTAGAAGAAACACTTGTAAACGAGAGTCATAGATGGTCTTGCGAAGAGTGTAAACATGAGTACGAGGATCTTTTAAGTTTTCTTCGTGAATTAGAAACTTATAGAAAAAATGGCCAGGTGGGTGATTCAGAAAAGCTTTTTGACATCATTATAAACGAACCAAAAAGTAAAATGAAAAATTTCAGATTAAAATTTTATGGAATATATTATCAACAATTAGCAGATATGGCAAATCAGGCGTATATAGAGACTATGGAAGAGGAGGACTCAAATGGTAGTAGAAGTTGAGATGATGAGGCTAAGAGAGCTAGCAAAGGATAACGCGGGATGTAAAATGGGCAAGGAGTATGAGTTTCTTGCCGACGCTTTGCAAGAGTTACTCGACTGGAGGACAAGCGGACTTAAGAAGCCTGAACGGTGTGATGTTCATTGCCCATATTGTGGTTTAACATTTAGGATCACACCTAAAAACGATGAAGAGATCATTTGTAAAATGTGTGGAGGCATATTTACATGTCATAGCTTTATAGATTCATCGCAAATTTGTGGATCGGATGAAAATGAAGATGGAGATGATGCTGTGACGCGTGCTTGTGCACGATTATGGGCTGAAAGAAATGTCGGAGATTAAGGAGGTCTTATGAACGAACCAGACTATCAGGAATTCGATATCCTGATTTACATTGCTGCTGTATTCGTCTTCTTTGCCAGTATAGTTATATTTTGGCCTGTACAGGAGGCTGATGCGGCAATGATAAAGCAAACGATGGAGATCTCATGGGCTAATGAACAATTGTTGGCTCCTGAGCTGTCTAATCAATACGATACAGATAAACTGAAGAGTATTGGGCCTAAGGTAGAGTATACCTTAAAGGGACAAACTGTTCAGTTATATATTTGGCAGTACCTTACGGACGAGATGAATCTATCTAACGAATGTGCTGCCGGTATATTTGGTAACATGATGGTCGAGTGCGGAGGATATTCATTCGACCTACAACCTACAATTTATTCACCAGGAGGATATTATTATGGAATTTGTCAATGGAGTACAAGCAATCATCATCGATCGATCAATGGACGATGCCTCGATGAACAACTCCAATATCTTGCTTCTACAATCAGAGGCGAGATGGACGATTATGGATATTCATCGTTTGAAGGATCAACTGACCCCGAATCAGCAGCTTATTATTTTGCCAGATTCTACGAACGTTGTAGTAATCCATCGGGGCGAGGAAGTTGCGCAAGGGAAGCCTACGAACGATTCAGACAATGATGATAAAAATAGTAACCATGGTTATTGTGATCATTGCAAATATGGATGTGAACCAGCAACTTATTCAAAATGTACATGCTGTGCAAATTTATATCCTTACAAATTAAATGTTACGGATAATTGGGAGGCAAAAAATGAATAAAGTTTATATTTTCAGCTATGTAGAAGACGCTAAAGTAGCCTGGGTGCATAAAGTTGTCATCAAGGCTAAAACTGAGCAGGATGCACTGGATACTTTCTTTAAGGAAGTAGGCCATTTTGCAATTATTCACAAAGAAGAAATGTCTCTAAAAGAGTGGAGGCAGTGGATAATTAAGTAATATTTATAGGAGGAAAGAAACATGGCTAATTGGGTTAACACCGTAACTGGAATTATAAAGCCTTGTGATTGGGCCGATGGACATTGTTCTAATTGTGGGTTTGAATATGATGATGCATTTAGATCCTACTATAAGTATGGTATTCCTGGGAATTTCTGTCCCAAATGTGGAGAGCTTATGGACAATGGTCAGGATGATATTGTAGAAACTTGTATACAACACCATTATAATATGAAAAAGTGTGAGAATTGTGCATCGTATGATAATGATTCGGGACAATGTGGTCGACTAAAAGTAATCATGGGTACAATGCATATATGTTATAGATATTCTTTTGCAGAAGGATTTAACATATGTGAGTCCTGTTCAAAGCGAGCTACATGCTCATATTCAAAAACATTATAAAGGAGATTGAAAGATGAAATATTTCTATTTTTGTAACGGGAAGGCGTGTAAGAGGAATTGTGCGGAGAATGGCTATGCAGAGTGCCATCACACATCTGATGAAAATTTTGCGGTAAATAAAGTAAGAAGAAATCGTAAGTTCGAGTGTCTTCGCAGTACGGACGGCATTGCTGCTATGCACGAGATATAAGTTTAACACTGGTACTGGTAATGCTATTGTACTTCCTAAAAAACATTATGACGCATTTTTAATCCAGCTAAGTACGTTTAGAAATGCATAAACGAAGCCAGATTTATATTTTGGAGGAAAGAAAAAATGGAAAAACGAATGACTAATAGAGAGTTGATAAAGCGTTTGCTTGACGTACCACTTGACAAAGAGGTTTTGTTATGTTACCCGAAAGAGCATATAGACGATATGGGTGAGGAGTGTATAATTATTCCAATGCGTTTAATACGTAATGTTAGTTATGAAATTCCATATGATTCCGCAAGTGTTGGTCACATTACAATTGAAGTAGTAGCAGATTGGAGGTTACGATGAGTGATATTCGTTGGACTGATAAAATTTGGTTGGATTCCGATGGCAATCTTCAAAGTTTTGAAGGGCCAATACACTTAGATAGTACAGATTACACAGAAAAAATAGTCAAAGATATAAACGACAATATTGATAATCAACTTGTAATGGAAGTGTCTAAAAAACTCCAAATAGATATTGATAAACCTCGTCTTATGGCAGCTTTAAATAATGACAAGGAATATTATCAGAAATATTGGAGCGAGGGCTTTGATGCAGGCAGAAAATCTCTTGACATTTTGGATGATTATTTAAAACTAAATAAGGACATGAAGCTCATAAAAGATGCTATAAATGACCCTAATAAGAATGGGTTCGATGTTTGCAGACTTATAAAGAGCATTACGGACGAGTATGATTTTGAGGAGGAAAAAGATGAAAGCTATAGTTAATTTAAGAGTTGAAATTGTCGAGGGTGAGGACAAGGGTTATATCTTAGAGGAGACTAATAGACTTATTGACTTACAAGAAACTGAACGACCGTCAGATATTATAAAACCATATAAGCTCTGTGTTGAATTTGTAACCCCGGATATGTTTAGAAGGCGTTGTTTGGAGGAGGAAAACTAATGAATTGTGATTATTATACTGTAAAAATCGGTAGTGTTATAATAGCAAAAGAGATGAACTTAGGAAATGCTTTGATTCTAGTAAAGGCACTATTCGAGGAATGGGATAAGGAACCATCTTTATCTATAACTGTTGCTAAGGAGGAAAACTAATGAGTAACTTCAAACCCGTTCATGTGGTCCATTCAAGTGGTGGCAAAGAATACATAACCGAAGAGATAATCAATTTTGATTATGTAGTACGTATATGCCCATATTATGCAAAGAATACGAAAGGTAAAACACAGATATTCTTCCAAGATCAACCAATGTGGACAAGCACTGTAATAACCGAGGTATATACATCAGGCGGTATATATCAACTTAAGGAGGTAAATGATAATGAGTAATATGGAAAAATATTTAGACGACTCTAAATCATTAGAGGGTTTAGCAAGTATCCTATCAACCTTGTGTTTAGCTGGTGAAAAGGATCCGTTACTTATGAGTGACGCTGAATTCAATAATTTTTGTAATTTGATATCTACAATGAGAGCTCAATTAGAGACTTCTAAAAAGTTAATCAAAGAAATGGATCATGACATAGAAGTAGCAGAATCAATGATAAAATTAACAAAATTTCTCAGAGGAGGAATGAACAATGGATAAGAAAAACGAGCAAAAGAAGTCCAAGAGACAGGATATTTTTACAAGAGAGCCCAATCTTTGGGAATGCACCAACAAGAAAGAGAGGGCAAATTTCGCAGACGAGTTATACGAGTCTGACTACGACAAGGAGTGGAATTGATTATGATGTCAGATTCCGAATTCAAAGGATATAAGAAATTGGCTGCTATGATTGTTTCTGCAAAGATCGAGGAATGGGATGACACAGTAAATTCCTTATATTTCAACCAAAGAGAGGTCAAAAAGAAGGTTAAGGAAGGAAATAAATATGAAATTGACGATTGTATGCGTCGATTAAGAAGCCATCTTCTTCAGTTAGACCGATTAAGCGGATTCTTTATTGGAGACCGGATGATCTTATATTCGGAGGCGTGCGGTTTCCCTGATGGTACCGTTATATTGACTGAGCGAGAAAAGAAGTATAAAGAGCTTCTAAAGTGGGCAGTAACCGAGGTAAAGAAATACTTCGGTTATGTATATTCTGAAAAGGAGTTAGAAAATGTGGATTGCCAGAATTAAAGATTTTAAGAACAGATGTAAAGCAACTTATCAAGATATTGCTGATGCTTGTGGAGTATCAAGGTCTATGGTATCGAGATGGTTTAATGGCGATGCAGTACCAGAAACAGCATACATTGATATTATGCATGATAAGTTCTTTAGCGAGATATGTGCTATAGATAATTTAGAGCAGGATTTTCAGTTTGCTTATGAAGAAAAGCATAATGTCGATGGGCAGATTAATATTAATGAAGTGACTAGGAAAGAAACAAAAGCAGTGGTTCCTATAAAATTGTGGCATCCTAAACGCGGTTATATAGATGCATATTATGATCGTAGCCGTGAGCTACTTTACATCCAATACATATCGACAGATCTAGCAGAAGCAATAGGAATGACTTGGGAGGAAGAAGATGAGTAAATGCGATAAATGCGAAGTCAAGAAGTGGTATGCAAGGGTTGTTGACTATCATATCTTTTGCGAGATAGATTGTCCTTATGTATGTGATAAGAAGGAGGAAGACAATGAGCAAAAAGAAAACAGCTGATTACGAGAAGGGTTTCAAACTCGGAAAACAGGGACTTGAGTATCCCGATGAACCTCAAGGAAAACAGCATCTACTTGGATATTTAGATGGTCTGGCTGAATTTATGAATGATATTAAGTCAGATTGTTGCCGAATAGAGTCTGAGGCCAAGAATGATATTCGAGAACTCAAAGAAGAATATCGTAAGATCGATAAAGAAGAGACTGAATTTGTTCCATCACCAACATGCCCTAGTTGCGGTAATGCTTCAATATGGGCAGGAGGAGATAATCGAGGACATTGGATATGTGGTGTATGCGGAGCGGAGGTTACTTATTATGGAATGGATAAAATCTAAAGATTACACCTATGGACAGGTTACAGCGCACGAGATCATTTGTCCTAAATGTAGGTATAAGGAAACTTATATTTCAACACCACCGGATATGTGTTACAGATGTGAAACAGAATTGAGAGGTATTAGTAATGGATGAATATGAGGTTCCAGTAACATTTACACTAGGTATCTGTCTTGCCTGCTTTATTATTGGAGTGTTTTTAGGCTCCTCATTAATAAAATCTAGTTTCAAAGAAGGTAAATTCTGCCCGAAATGTGGAGCACATTATTCTGAGACAGATTTATATTGCACTAATGATGGTACAGAATTATTAATAATCGGAGGTAATTAATATGGAAGAAAATCCAGATGGCGTAATTAACTATTGGGCGAATCTTATAGCCGATATGGTAACAAATGGTGCAACTTTCGGTGAGCTTAAAACTGCTATATTGTACTCTTCATATGATATTCGGGATAAGAAAATATCGGAAAAGGCACAAGAATTTAATAGAAAGTATGGTAAACACAATGATTGATTTAGAAAATCCAGAGCAGATCAAAAAGATATCTGCTGAAATTAACAAGTTGGTTCAAAACAACGAATCAACATTAAAATTCGATGGCATAACGGACGACCACGAATTAGCATGCATATATGGTATTATATCTCAAAAATATGAAGTAATATCTAATATATTCAGTAAGAATGCTCAGAAAGCTAAGGAGGAAGCAGAAAATGGAAGAAATGAAGAACGTTGAGGAACTTAATAATCTGGGACATGCGCCTAACACATTTAATGGTCTTATTCCAGTAATGACTATGAGGATTACTGGGGATGAGAATACACCTCAAAAATACAGAACGTCGCATGCACAGATAGCATTTATTACGCCTGAACAATGGCCAGAATTTGAAATGAGATCTGGTGATTTAACAGATAGTCTATTTCGTATGGGTAAAGAAAATGCTAAGGCTGAAAAAATCGAACCCGATCAGTAATTCGCGTGAAAAACACACTTCTTAATAGAGGGCTAAGAATATGCCCTTAATATTTTTAGGAGGTGCATAACAAATGGCACAAGAAGAAAGAGACGAAGAGATGTCTGTTGAAACAATGGACGAAACAGATTTGCGCACTATTATGCGCGAGGAAATTGCAAATGCACTGAGGTCTATGGACTTCAGTAAACAAACAAAAGTAACCACTATTACTAGTGGGACACTGGACGAACAAATTAGCCGTAGTGCAAAAGCTATGGTTAAAGAAGCACTAAAAGAAGAAATGGAGGCATATAGGAAAGATGTAGAATCAACTACTCTTCCGCCGCCTCCACAACAGATGGTTCCGGTATCTAGTATGATACCGGTTCAACAATCGTCAGGCATGAAGACCTGGCAAAAGGTGACTTTAGGTGCATTAGCTGTGTTAGGTACTCTTGCGATAGGCGGAGCGGCTTATACAATGGGAAAAGGCTCGAATGATTCGGGCAATTTCTTAGATGGCGATATGCCAGATTGAGAGGTGATATATGGCTAATAAAGAACAAGGGCAGCTTATGTACATGCAGTATGTGTGGCTGCTACAAGCTTATGAGTGGTTAACTACCACTCCAGTCATCCATTCAAAATGGACTGAAACATTTAATAATTATAATAAAACATTACAAATTGTAATGGATTATTATAAAAATAAAGACGAAAGAAAGTATCGTCTATTAGAGACGCTTGCTAAAACAGTCTTAGGGACTATTGTCCCAGTATTTGGTCTCTACGCAATTCAGCGTAGTGCCAATTTCATAACGGGTCTCAAGGATGTAACTCCTTGGATCGGTAAAAATTAAATTTTTAGGGTATACGGAAACGTGTACCCTATTAAATTTTAAGGCATAGAAAGGAGCCAAAAATTATGCCAAAGTACGTAGAACGAATCGAAATTGTCTCAAAGGCAACGGGACGAAGGTATCTTATTGATACACTTGGGTGCTTGCCTCAGGATGGATATTTATACTTCCAGACTGAGAACGGTACAAAAAGAATGAAGATTGATGATATTCTTCAGATCAACATTCTTGAAAGAAAACGCCATGTAGTAGCTAATGTCGCAGGTGCAATTCTTGGAGCTTCTGCAGGTGTTACTAGTGGGACTATTGCTCGTAAGGTTATTAATTACGGTGTACAGACCATTACACCTGGCGGAAAAGTAGTAGCAACTGTTTTATCAACAGTATTCGGTTTTGCTGTTCAGGCTAAGACAACAAAAATGTTCCAGGATGATATTTCTAACTTTATTGATGCTGGAATTAAAACATATGGAAATTTGACAGGCCCAGCAACAGTAGCCGATAGCGAATTAGAGGATGCATAAAATGGCATCTGGAAACATTTTAAATCCAAATATTATTAATAAATCTATATTCAGAAAAGGAGAAATTAACATGGAAAACACAAATGAGAAGAACGAGATGGTAGTAACAGAGAAGAAGTCTTTTGTTAAGAAGACTGTAGATGCAGCTAAGGCACATCCAGTAGTTACAACAGTAATTGTTGGTAGTATAGTTATTGGTCTTGGATATGTTGTCAGCAGACTTTTTAATCCTACAGCACCTGATGTCGAACCTTCGGTTGACCTTACGGACGCTAACACAAATGTTGACGGCGACGATTGCATGAAGGTTGTTGACGAGGAAGGAAATGTTTTGGGGGATGTAGTCGACATGGATGGATATTCAGTAACTATGGCTCCTACACCTTCTATTGATCTTGAGCCTTCAACAGAGATCGTACCAGCAGTTACGGAGGTGGTATAAATGTTTGAAGGTGTAAAAAAGAAGGCTAAGGAAGCCAAAGAATGGGTATCAGATCATCCGACAGAAGTTGCTGAGTTTGTAGTTGGATTTGCTGTTGGTGGTTTGTGTGCTGCAACCGGATATTTTCTTGCCATGTCAAGAAACCCTAAGATTGAAATGAAGTATATCTGCGACACAGATGGAAAGCTTCTATCTGGTGCGGTGGTTAATCTTACGAAGCAGCCGCTCAAAGTCCAGTTAACCAATGATGATTCTTCTCTTCCCCAATTTGATGAAAAGGTTATACCTCATGGAATCGAATATGGCGGAATAACTGAGACAGCGGCCAATACTTTTGATCTTAAGTGATACAACTTATGCCATGCGGAAACGTGTGGCATATTTTTTTGAAAGGGTTTTTAATATATGGATCTAAATCGATTTATATTTAACACTAAAAGGGCTATTGTAGAAAATACAGGGACAATACTGACGTTTAGTTCTGCAGCATTAACCGTTTTATCAGTTGTCGAGGCTATTAGAGCTACAAATAAAGCAAAAGATATTATTGATGATGCTGAATATGAGAAATTTGAACTGATGGGATGCCCAGAAGATGAGAGCGTTGACTATCATTTGTCAGCTTCGGAGGTATTCTCTCATACATGGAAGTGTTATATTTGGACTATTGTCCTTCTTTCAGGTGCAGTTACCTGTGGCATTGCATCTCATGTGCATGCAAATAAAAAGGCTCAGGCGTTATCTTTAGCTTATGGATCACTTCTTGAAACTTATAATTCTTATCAGGATAATGTAAGAAAAGTATTAAAAGATAAAGATATTCGAGAAATCAATCATAATGTGATTCACGATACGGTTACGGCCGATAAGACGGTAATGTCTAGAGCAGCAAAGAATAGTACATTTGTAGTATCTGAGGATACTAAGGTATTGTTTAGAGATGCGTATAGTGCAAAGGGAACTGGATATTTCAAAATGCCAATGAGTGAAGCAAGGACGGCACTTGGTAAATTCAACAAGTTACTCTATACTTATGAGCACGCAACTCTTAATGATTGGTATGATTGTCTTGGAATAGGTCACTCTGAATTAGGTGATTACATGGAGTTTTCATGGGCTGACCATGGGCCGTTGTATCTTAAAGCAATCCCAGACGATATTGATATTGATGAGGATAGTGTTGTTGTAACGGTATTAGGCCTTACATCCGACGAAGGTTGTATGTTCTTTACCAGACCGAATATAATAAAGTGAGGTAAAAATATGGAAAATAGGCCTAATGCACCGGTACCTATTAGTAGTTTTGATACCTATCCTAATGCTTCTAGGGCCGCTACGAACGAAAATAAGCCAAAAGCAAAGCCGAAGCAGGAAGCAATTATAAAAGAGGGTCGTGTCAAACTTAAAAAGCAATCTGCTTGGCGAAAAGCAAAACACAGAATATTTGAACAGGAGGGAAAGGAACTAAAGGAGTATGCAATTTATGATGTGTTAATTCCAGCCATTAAAGATACAATTAGTAATATTGTAGCTAACGGGGTTGATATTCTCTTATATGGTGAAGCAAAACATATAAATGTAAAAAGGACCGGCATACTCGGTAACAGTCCTAGATATAATTATGTTAGTTATGGTTCTATTAATAATAGTAACAAGCCTACTCCTTCTAGTGCTAGGCGTACCTTATCTTCTAGCTCTGCTCTTAGGAATAACTTGGCGCTTGACGATTTTATCTTTCAAACTCGTGGGGAAGCTACTGATATTCTTAATCAGCTTTCTACTATTCTTACTGATTATGGCGTTGTTACTGTAGCAGATTTGTATGAATTGTGTGGTTTAAGAACTCCCTATACATATAATAATTATGCATGGAGGGATTTAAGTACAGCTGGAGTAAGTATGACAAGAGATGGATATTTACTTAACTTACCTACTCCTCAGACATTGGATTGAGGTGATTTATTATGATCCAGTCTCCAAAATGGATGTTTGAACAATTTTGTAATGTATTTCCACAATTTGGTTCTGCAGAAAATATTACATATTATCCTAGAGGTAATAACACAATAAAGATTGAATTTAAGAATCCCAACTTCCCATCGCTTATGTTCACATATACTAATAAACGAGATTGGAAACTAATTACCGAGTATATGTATAATGAGGAAGAAAAGGCAGTACAGAATCTTAGAGAAGAACTTAGTGCAGAACAAAAGAAAAATTATAACATTAGAAGAAGTGAAAGGAGAAATAAATGAACCAGTTAATTACTAAGATTGGTCATGGTTTGTCGACTCATAAACCCCATATATTTATGGGTATTGGTATCTCATTAGGTGGTGGTTGTATTGCAACTACTATATTGCAAACCGTAAAGGCTTGTGATATTATTGAGGGTGCCAACTATAAGATGGATGAGATTGAGGCCTCGATTGATATTGAGGAAAATAAGGAGGCGCAGCTTAAGGAGATTAGGAAGGAAACAAATCTTTCTTTGGTTAAAACTTATGCTGTTCCTGCAGCTTTAGGTGTTGCATCGGTAGCTTGTATTCTTGGTGCATTCCACATCTTATCTAAGGAAAAGGCAGCAGCATTGGCGGCTCTTTCAGCAACAACTGCAGCTTTTGAAAAGTATCGTTCAAGAGTTATTGACAGATATGGCGCAGAAGTTGATTATGAGCTTTATAATGGTATCAAGAAGGAAAAGATTGTTACTGAAGACGGAAAAGAAGTTGAGATAACCACTTCAAACCCCATTAATTCTGATTGTTATACAAAGATATATTCTTATGAGACATCTTGTAATTGGGTAAGTAATAGAAAACTCAACATTGAACAGCTTAATTTTTATCAGCGGTGGGCTAATGACCAACTTAGAAAAAAGGGTTATATAACTTATAATGAAGTTATTGAAGCTCTCGGTTTTAGCCGTAAAGTTGGCGATAACATGACTGAAATGTTTGTTCCTAATGGAATTGGTTGGGTATCTTCTGAGAATATTCCAGATAATCTCAAGGATCAGTATGATGACTTTGTAAGTTTTGTTCCTGAAGATTTGGATGATGACGATCACATCGTATACGAGGATGCTTATATTCTTAGATTCAATTGTTATCCGATTGATAATTTACTTCAGATGAAAACTCAGGCGGTAGCTTCTGGCCATTGAAGTGAACCAACGGTGTCAGATTTGATATTTGACGCTTTTTTAGTTAACGCTGGTCTAATTAGTAAAGGAGACATAATATATGAATAAAGTTATCACAATAATTATTGGTGGTATATTCGGAGGTGCTATTGGCGGTGGTATTGCCTATTGGTACCTTAATGCTAAGTATAGCAAAGTTATGGATATTGAAACTCAGGATTACATCGATGAGATTCAAAATCTTAGAGAACAGAATAGTAAGCTTCAGAAGCAAGTTATAAATAAACTTGAGGCTGAAAAGGATAGGATTGCTAGTTCTGAAGTTGAAGGGGTAGTTATTGATCCTGATCAAATTAGCATGGATGATATTATAGAAGAGGAGGAAGAAGACGATGACAATCGAGAAGTTGACATTGATAATTCTGATTCCGATATCCGTTATATTAGTATGCGAGATTATGAGGACGATGAGGATTATGAGAAGGAGGTAATAAAGTATTACTCCGGCGACGGTGTCATAACACAGGATGATGAGATTCTTGATGAAGAAGAATTTATTAATGTTTGTGGTAAGGCCGCTTTAAATGATTTACAGCGTTTGACTAGCTTATCATCTAGATCTAGTGGTGGCGATAACGAACTTTATATTCGTAATGAAGAGTATAATACAGATTATCAGATCAAGCGTTATAGATTGTCATATGAGAAGTATATTAACAGCCGGAATTAATATTTAGCTTGTTATGTATGATGGATATTTTGAATATCTATTAGGTATTGTTGATCCATATAATCAATTTGAGTATCACGAGTTGTTGGATACTTTGTACCGAATAGATTTTAGATGGTCCATTCATAATGACGATAATAGGATAAGCGATGCCTATGAACTTCGCTATAATTACCAGAGGGATCAGCAAGTTGACGAAAGGAGCGCAAAGGAGCTAATGCTGGTCCCCTGTTCAATTATAGAGGTCATTTGTGGCCTAGCGATTCATATGGACGAGATCATGAGAGATCCAGAGAGGAGTCACGTCGACCGTTGGTTTTGGGAGCTGATCGGCAATCTTGGGTTGCTTGATTTTACTGACGGTAACTACGAAAGGGGCCTATGGAGCCATAAGGACGTGGAGGAAAGAATGGATACTTTGATGGACCGTACGTATGATGAGCTAGGTCACGGTGGCTTATTTCCTAGAAATGTCTGTTACAAAAATCAAAAAGAAATTGAATTGTTTGAACAAATGAATGGATATTTATGCGAATTTTATTGCTAAAATGGCATTTTGTGACAAATATTTGTAACACCCTATTTTTGTGAAGTCTGGAAACGCCCTATTTACGGGGGTTTCGGGGTTTTGTTACAGTTACGTTTTTTTTTACTATTAATTTCATAAAAATGTATTTTTATATATATTAATAGGAAAAATAAAAATGTGTCACACTTTATATTTCAATGAAAAGGAGTTTTTGCATGCTGGATTTTGTTGACATTAAGGAGCGGTTAACGAAAAAAGGTACTGTAGAAATTTATCCAACCTTTAAAGTAAAGCGTACTAAAGATCTTATGGTCAAAGGAAAGTCATTCTATGCAATATGGGATGAAGAAAAGCAAACTTGGTCTACAGATGAGTATGATGTTGCTAGATTAATAGATGAACAACTATATAAATATAAGAATGAGAAATGGAAAGATAATCCTAATTGTATAGTTTTGGATCTTAGTAATTTTAATACAAAGATGTGGACCGAGTTTCAACAATATGTAAAGTCTAGACCAGACTCTTTAGTACAGCTTGATAGTAAAATTATATTTTCTAATACACCAGTTACAAAAGAAGATCACAGTAGTAAAAGATTGCCATATGCTATGGAACCAGGAGATATTTCAGCTTATGATGAACTCATGAGTACTTTATATTCTGAAGAAGAGCGTATGAAGATTGAATGGGCTATCGGGTCTATAATTGCAGGTGATAGTAAGAAAATACAAAAGTTCCTAGTGCTGTATGGTGAAGCCGGAGCAGGTAAGTCAACAATATTAAATATTATTGAACAGTTGTTTGATGGATATTGTTGTAGCTTCGATGCAAAGGGGTTGACTTCTAATAATGATATGTTCTCAACAGAATCATTTAGAAATAATCCATTAGTAGCTATACAACATGATGGTGATCTATCAAGAATAGAAGATAATAGTAGACTTAATTCAATCGTTTCTCATGAAAAGATGATGGTAAATGAAAAGTTTAAGTCTAAGTATGAAATGAGATCTAATGCATTCTTATTTATGGCAACTAATAAGCCAGTTAAGATAACTGATTCTAAATCTGGAGTTATTAGAAGATTAATTGATGTTTCTCCAACAGGAGAAAAAGTACCTCCAAAAAGGTATTCTCAATTAATCAAAAACATAAAGTTTGAATTGGGTGGAATAGCACAACATTGTTATGATTTATATTTATCAATGGGCAGTGATTATTATAATGGCTATGTTCCACTTAAGATGATGTTTCATACGGATATTTTCTTCAACTTTGTAGAAGAGTATTTTGATGCTTTTAAGAGAGCAGATTGGATAAATCTAAAAGAAGCATATAATTTATATAAGGTATATTGTGATGAAACATTAATCATAAATAAGTTACCAATGTATAAATTTAGAGAAGAACTCAAAGATTATTTTGAGGAATTCTATGATGTAATTAGAATAGATGGTATACAAGTTAGAAGTGTATATAAAGGGTTTAAAGCTGGTAAGTTTGAGAAAAATGGTACCTTTGAACAATCAGAGATTGAGTTGATTAAGCCTGGAGATAAGATTGATATTTCTTGGCTTAAGATGAATCAAACTGAATCTTTATTAGATGATTTTCTACAAGATTGTCCTGCTCAATATGCTTCTACAACTGGTACACCATTAGAAAAATGGTCGGAAGTTCAGACAACTTTAAAAGATCTGAATACAAAAAGAGTGCATTATGTAAAAGTACCTGAGAATATGGTTGTTATTGATTTTGATCTAAAAGATGAAAATGGAGAGAAATCAATGGAGAAGAATCTGGAAGCAGCCGAGAAATGGCCTCCGACTTATGCAGAGTTTAGTAAGTCAGGTTCAGGAGTGCATTTACATTATATTTATACGGGTGATGTGAATAATTTAAATTATTTATATTCTGAAGGAATAGAAGTAAAGGTATTTAAAGGAAACTCATCACTTCGTAGAAAGTTAAGTAAGTGTAATGATCTACCTCTCAAAGAGATATCCTCAGGTTTGCCATTGAAAGGAGCCAAGAAAACAATGGACTTTGAGGTATTGAAAAATGAGAAGGCACTCCGAAAACTCATTGCTAATAATTTGTTGAAGAAGTATCACCCGGCAACTAAACCGAGTATTGACTTTATATACAAAATATTAGAGGATGCCTATAACTCAGGTATGGTATATGATGTAAGTAACATGTATAATGATATTCTTACTTTTGCGATGAATAGCACTAATAATGCTGAGTATTGTATGAAGATGGTATCAAAGATGCATTTTATGTCAGCCAATGAAGGAGAAGTAAAAAATGAAGATGAAGAAGTAAGTTTAAAAGAAAAGCCAATTATATTTTATGATGTTGAGGTATATCCTAATCTCTTTGTTATATGTTGGAAAAAGAAAGATGAAGATAGAGAGATTAATCCGGTTAATTCGATGATTAATCCATCTCCTGTTGATGTTTCTAATATGGTCAATGAAGGAAGATTAGTCGGATTCAACAATAGAAGATATGATAATCATATTCTCTACGCTAGAATGATTGGATATACTAATGAACAGTTGTTTGAGTTATCACAAAAGATAATTAATGGTGGAAAGAATAATCCTGCATTTTTCAGAGAAGCATATAACTTAAGTTATACTGATATTTATGATTTTGCGGATTCAACTAATAAACAGTCTCTTAAGAAGTTTGAGATTGAGTTGGGCATTCACCATCAGGAAATGGATATTCCATGGGATCAACCAGTTGATAAGAAACTGTGGGATAAAGTTGTTGAATATTGTACTAATGATGTTAATGCAACAGAAGCAGTATTTAATTATCTTGATAGTGATTGGACAGCTCGTAAGATATTGGCCGAGTTATCTGGGTTATCAGTAAATAATACAACTAACCAACATACAACTAGAATCGTATTTGGTAATGATGTTAAGGCTAATCCCGAAAAGATTAAGTCTGAGTTACAGTATACAGATTTGTCTGAAATGTTTCCTGGATATACATTCGAGAATGGAAAGAGTACATATCGAGGGGAAGAAGTTGGCGAAGGTGGTTATGTATGTTCCGAACCAGGAATATATACTAATGTAGCTTTACTTGATATAGCTTCAATGCATCCGACATCAGCTGAAGAATTAAATCTATTTGGTTCATACACAAAGAATTTTAGTGATCTTAAATTAGCTCGTATTTATATTAAGCATAAGGAGTATGATAAAGCTAAAAAGTTATTTGGCGGAAAGCTTGCTCCATATCTTGATGACCCGAAGAAAGCAAAAGAATTGTCTACAGCTCTTAAGACAGCTATTAATTCTGTGTATGGATTGACAAGTGCTAAATTTGAGAATCCTTTTAGAGATCCTCGTAACATTGATAATATTGTAGCAAAGCGAGGAGCTTTGTTTATGATAAATCTTAAGCATGAGGTTCAGGCTAGAGGATTTATTGTAGCACACATCAAGACAGATTCAATCAAGATTCCAAATGCAACTCCGGATATTATTAAGTTTGTTATTGATTATGGTAAAAAGTATGGATATACTTTTGAACATGAAGCAACTTACGAAAAGATGTGTTTGGTAAATGATGCGGTTTATATTGCTAAGTATAGTGATGGTCCTCATGAGTTGAAGTTGTCTACAGGAGAAAAGGTTAATACAGCATGGACACCAACTGGTGCACAGTTTGCTCAGCCTTATGTTTTTAAGACTTTATTTAGTCATGATCCATTGATATTTAAGGATGTATGCGAGACTAAGTCAGTCAAGGATACGATGTATCTTGATATGAATGAAGGTCTTGGGCCTGACGAGCATAATTATATTTTTGTTGGTCGAGTTGGTTCGTTCTGCCCTATTAAGCCTGGATGTAATGGCGGAGAGCTGATGGTTCTTAGAAATGATAAGTATTCATCAGTAACTGGTACTAAAGGATATCGCTGGCTTGAAGCAGAAACTGTTAAGAAGTCAAATGGTTCAGATTTACAAAGCATATCAGATATGATTGATATTTCATATTATGAGAATTTGATAGAAGATGCTATAAAAACAATTGATAAGTATGGTGATGCTGAATGGTTTGCGTCGGATGATCCGATTCCTCCGGAGTCTGCGCTACCATGGTATCCACCATGCGGAGATGAGAAGATTGATATTTGTGGTAATTGCCCAAAATACAATCACGAAACCAATACTTGTTCGGAAGGATATGATTTGAATGGGTATATAATTGAAAGGAGCGATAAATAATGCCAAGAGTAAATGATATTAATATTACAAATGGAGAAATAGCTTATAGTAATTTTGCAGGTAGACCCACTGCATATAAGCCGGAAGGCGGAGTTAGAACAGTAACATTTGTAATGCCTGAGGAAATAGTTCCGGATCTTCAGAAAGATGGGTGGAAGGTTAGAAGACAGGAATTTGAAGACGGTTCATATAGATATTTGTTAGAGGCAACATTTTTGTTTAGAACTAGAGAAGGAAAGCTTAGAGATCCGAAGATATTTATTGTTCGAGGTAACGAATTGATACATGTTACTGAAGAAACTGTAGACACTCTCGATCATGCAGAAATTATAAGTGCTGATGCAGTAATTGGGCCATATTATTATGACTATGCTGGTAAGCAGGGGATTAAGGCATATCTCAATTCTTTATATTTGACTATAAAGGAAAATCCTATTGATGAAAAGTATAGGAAGATGTTAAAGGATATGCCTAATCTCGGTAATGATGATCTCCCTTTTCCGATTGAGTGATACCTAAACCTTCACAATTAAAAGCAGTAGACTCTCTCAGATCTGGCTCCATTCTATGTGGCGAAGTTGGATCTGGGAAGTCTTTTGCTGCCCTTTTATATTTTTGGACAAAAGAGCTAGATGGTATATATGATGGTATAAATTTTGAATTCCCAACAAAAAAGAAAAGTTTGTATATTATAACAACTGCCATGAAACGCAATCGTGGAGATTGGGAGAAAGAAGGTTGCTCTTTCTTGTTAAGTACAAGCAAAGACTCGGCAGTTCCATTATATATTGATTCGTGGAATAATATAACAAAGTATGCTGATGTAAAAGATGCATTCTTTATATTTGATGAACAAAGAGTAGTAGGTTCTGGAACATGGGCAAAAACATTCATAAAGATAGCAAAGAATAATAGATGGATATTATTAAGTGCTACACCTGGTGATACTTGGTTAGATTATATTCCTGTGTTCGTTGCTAATGGATATTATAAAAATAGAACAGCTTTTATAAGAGAGCATGTTGTTTATGAGTTAGTTCATGGTAAGTATCCAAAAGTAAAAATGTATATTAACGAGAGAAAATTAGAGTGGTTAAGGTCACAAGTTCTTGTTGATATGGATTCAGCTAAACATACTCAGCGTCATCATTATTGGCTAAAAGTTTCTTATGATCCTTCTTTATATTTTAGAGTGTGGAAACAACGATGGAATATATTTGAAGACAAACCAATAGAAAATATACCAGAGTTATTTATGTGTTTAAGAAAAGTAGTCAATAGTGATCAATCTAGATTAGACACATTGACTGATATTTTAAAGATACATAACAAAGCGATAGTATTTTATAATTTTGATTATGAGTTAGAAATGCTTAGAGAATATTGCGAAGACAATGATATTCCTTATAGTGAGTATAATGGGCACCATCATCAAATGATACCAGAGAATGATAGTTGGTTATATTTGGTTCAGTATACCGCTGGAGCAGAAGGATGGAATTGTATAGAGACAGATACCATTATATTCTGGTCAATGAACTATTCATATAAAATACTTGAGCAGTCTTGTGGTAGAATAGATAGATTAAATACTCCATTTACTGATTTATATTATTTCCATTTATGCTCTTCTTCAAGAATAGATGAAGGTATAAAAGATAGTATAAAACATAAAAAGACATTTAATGAGCGAGCTTTTATGGATTCGCGTGAAAAACATGTCGCTTAATAGAAGGGATAAGATAGACCCCCTTATTTAGAGGGTTAAATCTTATCTCTTTTTATTTTTTAAAGGAGCCGAAAATGAAAGAGAGCCATTTTCAAAGCAACTTAAAAAAGAAAATAAAACGTCAGTATCCTGACGCTATAATTTTCAAAGAAGATAGTAGTGACATTCAAGGCATACCTGATTTATTAATATTAAATAAAAATAAATGGGCATCTTTAGAATGTAAGAAAAGTGAGAATGAACCGCATCAACCTAATCAAGATTATTATGTTGATAAGATGAACGATATGTCATTTTCAAGATTTATATTTCCTGAAAATGAAAAAGAAGTATTAAACGAACTCTTTTTATTTTTTGATGGAGGTAAAGAATGAAATTTAATGACCACAGTCGTTTAGTTGGTTGTCACGCTTTTCTAAGTGCTAGTCAATTTCATTGGATTCATTATGATGAAGAAAAATTAATAGACCGATATAACACTTATATGGCAGCTGAAAGAGGAACAAAGTTGCATGACTTCGCTGCTCAAGCTATAACTTTGAGACAGCGTCTTAAAGGTACTAGTAGCACATTAGCTTTATATGTTAATGATGCTATTGGTTATAATATGACACCCGAACAGGTTTTATATTATAGCGAGTATTGTTTTGGAACAGCTGATGCCATATCATTTAGAAATAATTTTTTAAGAATCCATGATTTAAAAACAGGAGAAATACCTGTGATGAAAAAGCAACCTCATATGGAACAATTAGAAGTATATGCTGCTTTATTTTGTTTGGAGTATAATGTTGATCCAAACACAATAGATATAGAGTTAAGAATATACCAATCCAATGAGGTTAATATTTGTAATCCAGAAAAAACAGATATATTGTATATTATGGATAAAATTAAGAGATTCGATTCAAAACTCAAAGAAATAGAGGAAGGAGCTAACTAATAATTATGTATAAGGTTTCTTTAAATCAATATAATAACTGGTTAGCTCATGTTGGTGTTGACCATGTAAAAGGAAATCCAGGATCTGGTAGATATGAATGGGGCTCTGGTGAACACCCATATCAAAGAAGTGGTTTTTCTTATGATGATTATATGGATCTCGTTAAACAAGGCTTATCTCAAAAACAAATTGCTGAGCATTTTAATATGACAGACATTCAAGATTTAAGAGATAATAGATCAATAGCTTTGGCTTATCAAAGAGAAGATAATGTTAGAAAAGCTACTGAACTATATAATAAAGGTCTTGGATATTCTGCTATAGGAAAAGAAATGAATATGTCTGAGTCGTCCGTAAGGTCACTATTACAGAATAAATCAGCACAAGAAACTAAGAATGCTATATTCAAAACTGCTGATATTCTTAGAGAATCTGTAGATGAAAAAGGCGTAATTGATATTGGTAGCGGAACCGAGCAAATTTTAGGCGTTAGTTCTACTAGATATAAATCAGCAATTAGAGCTTGTAAAAATGCTGGCTATCAAACTTATAATCTTTATGTTAATCAGTTAGGAAGCCAAAATCAACAGACAACTGTTAGAGTTCTTGCTAGACCTGGAATGACTCAAAAAGAAGTAACAGAATATCTTAAAAATGCTGAAATAGGACTACCTGTTATAGATGTTCATAGTAATGATAATGGTTTAACTTTTTATGGTATAGAGAAACCAAAGTCTATTAGTTCTAAAAGAGTTGGAATCGGATATGATCCTGAAAAAGAAGGATTGGTAGAAATTAGAAGAGGAGTCGAAGATGTATCGTTAGGTAAAAACAAATATGCTCAAGTTAGAATAGCAGTTGATGATAAATATTATATTAAAGGTATGGCCGTATATTCTGATAAGCTTCCTGAAGGAGTCGATGTATTAATAAATACTAAGAAGCCAAAAGGAACACCATTAATCGGTGAAGACAGTGAGCATTCTGTAATTAAGAAAATGAAAACCAAAAATGATGGTAGTATTGATTGGGATAATCCTTTTGGTGCTGCTATTAAGATGAAAAATGGCGTAACTGTTGGGCAAAGGCATTATAAAGATGAAAACGGAAAAGATCAACTTGGTGTTATTAATATAATTAATGAAGAAGGCGATTGGTCTGGTTGGAAGAAAACATTATCAGCTCAAATGCTTTCTAAGCAATCAATTAATCTTATTAATCAGCAGCTTGATATTTCTAAGAAAGCTAAACAGCAAGAATTTGATGAGATTAATGCTATTGAGAATCCAACTGTTAGAAAACGTTTGTTATATTCTTTTGCCGATGAATGTGATTCTGCTGCCGCTGATCTTTCCGCAGCCGCATTACCTAGACAAGCTTCGCATGCTATAATTCCAATTAAATCTTTAAAGGATAATGAAATATATGCACCAAATTATAGAAATGGTGAGAAAGTTATATTAATTCGTTATCCTCATGCTGGAACTTTTGAGATCCCAGAACTTATTGTAAATAACAATAATTCTGAAGCAAAGAAAACAATTGGATCTAAAGCTATAGATGCAGTTGGTATAACTCAAAAGACGGCTATGAAATTGTCAGGCGCAGACTTTGATGGTGATACAGTTTTAGTAATTCCTAACAATGATGGAAAAATTAAAGTAAATAATTCGCCTATATTTGCTGAGTTGAATAATTTTGATACTGGAATTTGGTATAATAAAAATCTTCCAAAAATGCCAGATAAAGTTAAACAACAAAAAATGGGTGAAACAACAAATCTTATTCAGGACATGACATTAAAAGGAGCCCCTGCAGAAGATTTAATACCAGCCGTTAAATATTCCATGGTTGTAATTGATGCTCAGAAACATTCTTTGGATTATAAGAAAGCATATTCTGAGTATGGAATTGCAAAGCTTAATGAAAAATATAGAGGTCGTGCTGATGCTGGAGCTTCTACAGTTGTAACAAGAGCTGGTGCTGAAAAGTATATTAATCAAAGGAAGCCCGCAAAATCTAATAAAGAACTTGGGATTGTTAATGGCATCGATGTAAAAACTGGTAACAAAGTTTATGTAGAAACTGGAAAGACAAGATGGAAACCAGTTAAAGATAAGAAAACTGGCGAGATCGTTGGGTGGAAAGAAGAACCTAAAAAAGACAAAGTCGAAAAGATGTATACTGTCGATGATGCTTTTGAGTTGGTTGGAAATCCCGATGATCCAAAAGAAAGAGCCTACGCAAACTTTGCTAACTCAATGAAGAATCTAGCTCGTGAGTCTAGACGAATCGCTGTTAACACAGAGAACTTGAAGAAAAACCCAGATAGTGTAAAAGCTTATGCTAAAGAGGTCGCTAGTCTTAATGAAAAATTAAAAGCAGTTAATGCCAATAAATATCTTGAAAAGCAAGCACAAATTCTTGGAAATAAGAGATATTATGCTGCTAAAAGAGATGGAAATTATTCTAGAGACCAACTCAAGCGATTACAAAATGAGTGTATTGCTGGAGCTAGACTTTCTATAGGTGCTAAAAAGCCTACGATCCTAATAACTCCGAAAGAATGGAAAGCAATAGATGCTGGAGCAATTTCGAGTAGCACCCTCGTTCAAATTATTAATAATACTTCTTTAGATACTATCAGGTCATATACTATGCCTAGACAGACTCAAAGAAGTTTGGTGTCTTATACTGATGAATGTTTGATAAAAAGTATGGCTGCTCGACCTGGCGTAACTCAATCAGAGATAGCAGATGCGATGGGTCTTTCAACAAGCACCATTAATCAAATTTTAAATGAATAAGGAGGAAAGTTTGATATGGCACATGTTAAAGATGTTGTACCGATGATGCTTTCAACTCCCGATAATCCCTACAATCCGTTTGGGCAATTTGATGAATGGTATGCTTATGATGAAGATCATGGTTATCATACCTCATCTTATGTGGCTCGTCTCGCGTTCACAGGAGAAAGTTTGACAGATGATGAGAATCAGATAGCTATCAACGATGCTGTGCGTAAAATCTATAGTGTCAATCCGAAAGGTTTGTACATTATTTATTATGCCGATGGACGTGTAGAGCGTTCGGGCACCGAGCTGGAGAAAAGTTTAATGAGCGACAATTGAATTCATTTGTACCTCTTTATGGTTTTGGCTGCGTCCTCTTGTCTCTTGGGCGTTCGTAGAGCTTGTCAGAGTTTACCTCAAAAGTCTGGTAAAATTCTGATAATCTCTACAACCCGGGGGGAGGGGGTCGCGGCCACCCCAGGGGGTTCAATGT